GGGACAAGCACCCATTGCGTTACTTTCTGTCAAGTTTACAGTACCTAAACGTTTTTACATCTCATTATCAAATACTTACATCAATGCACTGTAACCAGCGTAACTGGCATTTAAAATTTCCAGTTACACCTGTACGCCTTACTGGTAGCGGATTACATGATTAGGTGTAACCAGCATAAAAAATCCTGGTACAGCTCTAAACATGCACTATCATTGATATACAGCGCTAAGTGTAACAGCTATTTAATATTTATTTATAAACTATATATAAATATACAGTAATAGGAGTAGCGATATTGTAGCATCTGTACAAATGCTGATAAAATACGGGAGTAGAAAACATGAGTTATTTGTGTTTTGGCTGTTTTTACTGTACGCTGTAACACATCCCTTGTAATTGATTGACATAGAGTATTTTATAGCTGTACAGCTCCATTTTTTTATTGTGTAAAATTATAGCGTTAACTAACTGATATACAGTACTGCACAGCTGTACAGCAAAAAATAGAGAGCTGGTTACACTAAAATCATAATATAGTGATACTTAGTCATATAACAAAAGGAGCTAAAAATAATCACTTATAAATAGAAAATAAATATTGATAAAATTTTGTAGCTAAATAATAAAGTGCTATATTTGTAATCAACTAATCATGCAATATTGCACTAAAATCAAATTATCAGGAGGATTTATGAAGAAATAAGTTAATTTTTTTGATATAGCACTAGTTGACTTGGCGGTTTGCTAGTGCGATTTTTTTGAACTAATAAATGATAATCTTATGAAAATTTATTTGAGAGATAAAAATTACAATTGGAAAGCTCATGATTATGATAATTTATCAGAGCTTAATACTATTTTTGAAATAAATAAAATTTCAATCGGGAATTCTGCGACAATCGGAGATTCTGCGAAAATCGGGAATTCTGCGACAATCGGAGATTTCGCGACAATCGGGAATTCTGCGACAATCGGGAATTCTGCGACAATCGGGAATTCTGCGAAAATCGGTTATTTCGCGACAATCGGGAATTCTGCGACAATCGGAGATTCTGCGACAATCGGAGATTTTGCGACAATCGGAGATTTTGCGAAAATCGGGAATTCTGCGAAAATCGGAGATTCTGCGACAATCGGAGATTCTGCGACAATCGGTTATTTCGCGACAATCGGAGATTCTGCGACAATCGGTTATTTCGCGACAATCGGAGATTCTGCGAAAATCGGAGATTCTGCGAAAATCGGAGATTTTGCGAAAATCGGAGATTCTGCGAAAATCGGAGATTTTGCGAAAATCGGTAATAAAATAGAATTAATTACAGGATTATACATTAGTGGATCGAAGCATCCTTTAACATATACAGGAAATAAAACTATTTCAATTGGATGTCGCAACATGACAATTGAAAAATGGTTATATAAAGGACTTGAAATAGCTAAATATGAAAATTATAGTGATAAGCAAATTGAAGAATACAAAATTTATTTGGAATTAGCTGATAAATTTAGCAATTAATACTACTAGAATAGTATTTAGTATAGCACTAGTTGACTTGGCGGTTTACTAGTGCGATTTTTTAATAAATTATAAAAATAGATAGATATGCCATATATACCAGATGAAGTAGAAAATAAAATATGTTGGAATGGACACACTGTAACTTCCAACTTAGAACCCTACGTAATAGAAAAAATAGCACATGAATATCAGAATTGTGTCTATTCTGATAGACTTATGCAAGAAGATTATAATAAATTCACTAAACTTTTTGAAAGTCATTTTCACAAACCACTTGGAAATTTTAATGGTGTGCCTTTTTTTGAATTACAAAACTTTTTGAAAGAATGGTATCAAAAACCCTATCTTAAATTAATTGGAATTATGCGCGGAGTAAATGCAGCTAGTTATAATCCTTATTGGATTTTTATGTTTAATAATCGATAAAAATTTGTAGCTAAATAATAAAGTGCTATATTTGTGAAATGGTAAAAATATAATCTTATGAATAAAAAGAATGACGTACACATTAACGGGAATGATCTTATCGATTATCTTGAAAATGAAAAAAACAATGCTCCTGAACGAGCTGTAATCGACAAGATAATTAAGAAAATTAAGGCAATGATGGATAAATATTACAATCTAAAATTATGAAAATTACAAGAGAAACGAAGCTGAGTGAAATTATTCCTGAAGGGTATGAATTAACAGGTAAAGAAGACCTTTTAAAAAGCGATAATCCAAGAATTAGCATTAAACTAAAAAAACTCCCCTCAAAAGAAGACCTTTTAAAAAAGGCTGAAAAAGATTATCCAGTTGGGACTAAGGTTTTAGGTTTATACAATCATGACTGTATATTTTTGATATGTGATGATAGATATTATTTTGATACAAGCGGATGGATATATTGGGCAGGCTATATCTTGTACACTCCAATTTCAGGATGGGCAAAAATAATCAAAAAACCAGTTCACAAAATAAATGATATCTTTCTTTATGAAGGTGATGAGTTTTGGTGTATTGACAAATTAGACAATTGGAAACTTGTTAAAAATATTGCAGAAACTGGTATAAGATATAGTGAAAATGATTGTGATGATATTGCCAGATTTATAGCCAAATGGAAAGCTCTTGATTATGTGATGGTTGAGGCTAGAAGTAGGCTTAAAGATAATAAACTATCTTGGTTTGGCTCTATGATTGCAGATGATGGTGGATGGGAGGTATGGATTCCAGGTACGGGGTTTTGGGGTGTAATAAAAAAAGATGTACCGGTAACCACTGATGAAAAAATAAATCCAACTATTAAATTAATGTTGGGCAAAGATACAGTTGAAATTAAAGGAATGATTAAATGTAACGATTTTCAAGCAACAATAAAAGAGTGGTTAAATTGGTCGAAAATATTCATTCCTACTGTAAAATCAGGTGCAACTATTGAATCATATTTATACGTTTATAAAACTTACAATATTGATGGTAGGGATGATAATATTCAAATCGGAGACATAAAAAACATAACCCTCAAACAAATAAAAGCAATAACAAAAGCAATAAAATAATGGACTTACACGATGAATTTCTAAACTCAGGAACTGACCTAAATTTTCAAGATTGGTTATGTGAGAATTTAACACTTGCCAGAAAAGAAAAAAGAAAAAGAAAAAGGATTAAGCAGCTCACTTTAAAAGGTGATTTTGTAGCTATTTTTGAGACAATTACCCTTGCAGCAAATGAAACGGGCTGTAATAGGCGTGCAATTTCGCGGGCTGCGCTGGGGCATGCTAAGACTACTGGGGGGTTTAAGTGGGAGTTTGAAGAAATAACTACCTGATAATAAGATAGTTACAAACATTATGAAGTAAAGAAACAACTAATAACAACTAATAGCATACAACACACTGATACACAATGTGTTATATGTCCATTAGAATCACATGAAATAATTTTGATGTATAATTGTACGGTATATTGTAAGGAAATTGAGTTTAAACATAAAAACAATCTTATGCTATCAGAACATCATAAAAATAACCTAGTCCTACAAAAAGAACTGGAAGAAAAAGAAGATTTGAGCATTCCTGAAATAAAAACATTAGATGCCCTGCAAAATCAAATCAACGATTATATAAAAAGATATTTGAGTAAAAATTCATTAAGTATTGTGAAATGAAAGAAATTAAATTGGAAGATATTGTGGGATATTTGCCTCACGGATTAAAATGTGAAATACTGAATTATAAATCTGATTATGTTGGAATGAAATATGGAGTAGTAGCAGGTTATTATTTTTTTGATGGTGAACCACATTATATGTTCAAAAATAAAGGATGCGCTGGCAAGAGTTGCTCATTGATTAAGCCAATTGTCCGCCCCTTATCCGACCTCACAAAAGAGATTGAGCATGATGGTGAGAAGTTCATCCCTATATTCAAATTAACAAAATTATGTGATGTTGAAAACGATAGCAATTGGATTGAGCATGTTTATGATTTTATGACTAATGATGCAGATTGGACTAATGCACCTTATTGGATGGTTATCAAGCTTTATGAATGGCATTTCGATATTCATAACTGGATAGGTGACGGATTAGCAATAAGCAATGAAACTCAATCTTACTAACTTCTATATATGCTCATAGCCGAACTTTTTAAAAATTTTTCTATAATTCCCTTAAAAGGCAAAGAGCCTTTTTGGAAAAATTGGCAACAATACTGTGAAAAAAGAACATCATTGGAGCGATTGCAAGAATATGATGGTAATTTTGGCGTATGTTGTGGATTTGAAGGATTAGAGGTTATTGATATTGACAATCATTTTGGTAATGCTGATGCATTATTGGCGTGGATTAAGGATAATTTTTCCTTATCCGGATATTTGATTGTACAAACCAGGGGCGGAGGTTATCATATATATTATAAATGTGATAACCCACACGGTAATAAAGTATTAGCAAAAAGAAAATTTATAGGCACTTCAAAAAATGCAATTTTACCTGATGGAAAAGAAGTAATACTAAGCGAAAAAAATAACGAATGGTCTACTAATATTACAATGGTTGAAACCCGTGGTAAAGGCGGTCAAGTAGTTTTTTATGATAATATTATCCAGGGTTCGATTGATTCGGTTCCAAAAATTATAGATGAAAAAAGAAATGAACTTTTTGAAGTATGTTATGCGTTAAATGAAGTAGCAGAAAAAAAAACAATTACCACAAAGGAAAGGGTAAAAGTCGATGGACAACTGCCTGGTGATGCCTATAATAATGATTCAATTACGATTGAAGAAACGATAAAATTATTATTAGAAGCCGGGTGGACCTCAAAAGATAATGTTCATTGGTGGAGGCCTGGCAAAAGTTTCAATGAGGGGCCATCCGCAACGTTTGGAAAAGTTGGAATTAACAGATTTTATAACTTTTCAACAAATGCACACCCGTTCATCGATAGAGAATCATACTCAATGATGGGTGTTCGGGCTGTTTTGAAACATAATGGTGATTTCAGTAAATGTGCAAAAGAGCTGGCGAAAATATATAATATTGACGTTGATGAACCTTCTGAGCCTGAGAAAAAAAGATACAAAAATAAATGGCGCACATTAGATGACATAATCAAAGATTGGAAACTAAAATTCAGATATAACCAGCTTACAACTGTGGTTGACGTTTCAGTTGACAAAAAACCTTACGATAAACTTGGATTATTGCCCGGTGATATTATTCGTGAAATGGAAACCAAAAGAGGTATTAAGACCATTTCAAAGAATAAGCTACTTGAAATGATAAATAATACACAAACCTGTGTAGTTTATAATCCAATTACAGAGTTTTTTTCTAAACTGCCTAAGTGGGACGAAATAGATTATTTTAAGGAGCTGAAAAAATACATAACGTTGGCAGACGATGAAGATGAACAGTTTTTTTTTTCTATGCTAAAAAAGCACATAATGAGAAGTATAAAATGTGCGTTGGTCAAGAAGTACATTAATCGAATGGTTTTCGTACTTCATGGCCCGCAAGAGGTAGGCAAGAGTGAATTTTTCAGGTGGATGCTGCCTAACGATGAACTATACAATGAAGAAATGATAAATCCTAATGATAAAGATAGTATTTTGGCATTGGCTCGATATCTTTGGGTTAATATGGATGACCTGGACAGTCAATCAAAAAAAGAAGTGCATAAAATAAAAGCTTTCATATCGCATGGAAAAGTCACAAAACGAGTTGCATATGGTCATAATGATGAAGGGTTCACAAGAATAGTAAGTTTTGTAGGTTCGACAAATAAAACTGATTTGTTGGCTGATGAAGTTAATACCCGATGGATAATTTTAAAAATATCAGATTTTGATTGGGAAGGGTATTTAAAAAATATAAATCCATTACAATTGTGGTCACAAGCCATGCACGAACTTAAACAAGACAAAGATTCAGGTGAACTTACACCTGATGAAAAGAAAATTAGGGACGAAAGAAATAATATTGAATTTCTTGAAATCAGTACTGAACGTGAAATTTTAAACCGATATTTTGAAAGAGGCAATTTTCCTATTACAGCAACTGAGATTAAATTTTTAATTGAAAACAAAAAATATCCCTTAAAAATGAACATTTACGCGCTTACAAAAGAGTTAAAACGCCTATTTGGTGAACCATCAAAACCAATTAGAGAAAATGGGAAACCAGGGCGGTATTATTATCTAAAAACTGATTTATTTGAGCCTAACAATGCTTTTGTTGATGAGTATTCTGAAATGGTTGGGGCTGTTGAGCCTCCGTTTTAAATTAAATATTAACTTTAAAAATTTATATTATGTATAAAAAAAACAAAAAGAAATTAAAAAAACTTTTAAAAAAAGCTAAGTTAACATCAGATGAACGGGATAGAATTAGCACTTATAATCAAGTGCTAACTGAATTAGAAGACAGGGTTTTGAATAAGATATATTTAGCATTATGAAAAAGAAATATACACCAAAAGAGTATTTTTTAGAAATGCGTTCTAAAAATGAGCTTAAAGAAATTGCTGAAAATTTGGAAATATCAGGTAAAAAGTCACATATTCATCTTATGGAAATACTTATGAGATATTCATATAAGAATTTAATTGAATCATTTAATAAATAAAAAATGGAAAATCTACTAGAAAAATCAGATTATTTCGAACTTGATAAAGTCGAAAGAATCAATTCGCTTAATACAGAGAGTGAAGAAGTTAAAGAAAATTACAGTTATTCAAGGCCTTTGTCTGATGACGAAATTAAAATTAAAAATGCTCAAATTAATCAGGCTATTCAGGAAATCGAGCGATTGAAGGAAGAAGGTAAAGAATTGACTGCCAGAAAATCTGAGCAAACAAAATTGATATTGGAAAATAACAAAGAAGTTATTTCCAAATTTGTTCAGAAGACCGGAAAAGTTTGGAAAGTGATAAATACATCAACTGGATTTATTGAAACTATAAATGAGGAGGGTTATATCATTGAGAAAAGTAAAATTAAGTCAGGTTCAATGGTCAATATGTTCAAAGCAAATAAAAAGGAGGCAATGTAATGGAAAGTAAAGAATTATTAGAATTGGCAAAAGCTGCAAAAGACGGTAAAATCGAATTGGTAATTAGAAATGGTGAGGCTGAAAAGTTTTTAGATCCGATTAAGCCTATTGAGAAAATAGAATTAGTAATAACAGGATCGATTGGTACAATAAGTGAATTTTTGAAAAAAAGGCATCATTTATTTAATCCTGAAAATTGCCGTGTGTTGATTGAGCAAAATTGCATGACATTTTTTGGCAATGAATGTCAGGATAATAATGAACTTAGCACTTTTGTTGGAAGTAAATTAAAAATTTCAAAGGATTTGGAGAAATTAGAATTAAATAGTGAAATTGAATTCACACCAAAAGAATTGGCTGCATTTCTTCGAAAAAGAAAAAATCTTTTCAGTGATCCGGAGCAATTTAGGTCAATTTGGGGCGCACTGACCCAATTTGAGGGCGTAATCAACAAAAAGGTCGAAAGTCAGGACAATAAATCAGGAAATTACCGGGAATCAGTACAACAAGAGGTCGTACATAACATTCCAAAAGTTTTCCAATTATCAATGAGGCTTTTCGAAAACGCCCCAAAGATTAAATTTGAGGTTGAAATTGATATAAGCCAAAATTTAAAATGTTCGCTTATGTCTTTTGATGTTGATGAAAACATTGAAGAGCAACGCGATGCACTGATTAACAACGAATTACAACAAGAAATCAAAGAAGGTGTAATTTTAAATGACTTTTGTGTTGTTTATTATTGTTAAAAATTTGGTTTATGTTGTTTTTTGTTTTATCTTTGTAGGGTAATTAAAATTTATTCCCCCCGGCCCTGAAACAAAGCCGGGGTTTTGAAGTGCAACGGGATGTATTGCAGAGGCTATACTACGATGTTTTGGAAACATCGGTCCGCAAGTTCGAATCTTGCCATCCCGACTATTTATTTACTAAATTTAATAGTCATGAAAGAATGTAAACTTTGTAATGAACCACTATTAAAAGCAGACACTAAACCAGACAGGACTGAACATTACGCATGTAGACGCTTAAAGCGATTTAGCACAAAAGGAATCAAAGATTCTGAACAAAAAGAAGCGTTTAAAATTATTATCAAAAAACCTAAATTATTTAGGAAATTATTTTAATCATTAAAAATTATTGTTATGACTCAAGAAAAACAAAGTCAAAAAAAAGTTGATTATACTGTTATGTCAACTAAAAAATGCACAGTATGCAAAATGCCACTAAAACAAAATGTGGTTAATCAAAATCCACATGTAAAATTATGTTATGTGTGTTTTAAAATTTCACAAGGTAAATTGAAATCTACCGAACATCGTATGATTAACGGTGTTAAAGTAGTTGTAAAGCAAATTGATTTCAAGAAATTACAATTGCAAAACATTAATGCATACCGAAAGTAATTAATCAGGCCATGCTTTAAGTATGGCCTAAAAAAAAATCTTATGAAAAATAAAATAGAGAAAATAAAGGAATTCATTACTAGTGCGAAAATAGATAAAAGAAAACCTTATAAAACTTATAATGACGAAGTGAAGAGAAAACCAATTTTTGCAGTTTCATCAAATCACACTGTTAATGAGCATGTTTGTGAAAATTGCAATAATTTTGGTCATAAACACAAAACATGCCACAAACACAACATGACAGTTACAAGCGGAAGCTGGTGTAATCATTTTGATTCATTTAAACAAAATTTCAGAACAATAACAATCCTATCTGGCCCGCCAGAAAGTGGAAAAACTACAGAATCTATCAAAATGGTAGGAAGTCGAAAATACCAGACTATTAACGGACTTGATCATTTTAAAATTAATTCAGGTACTGAAGTACTAATTTTTGAAGAAATTATCACCATGAAACAAATTAAACAAATAATAAAAGCCGACTTACCAATTAAGGAAATCATAATTTGTATACAAACTTTATAATATGTCAAAATCAAAAACTCATATCAAAAGAAGAAAATTAAGTAAGAAGAAATCTTTTATAATTCAATATCGTGAAATTATAAAAATTTCAAAAGCATTAAATTTGGGAACTGCTATATCTAAAGCTAAAAAATTAGTTGATTATCAGCTTGGTGAATTTAATATAAAATCATTAAAAAGAGTTCTTGCAAACACAAATAGGTCTGAATATAAACTTGTTTTTAATGTCTAATTTTGGCAGAACAAAAGATAACAAAAAACGGCTTAAATTAAAGTCGTTTTTTAAAAGACTTATCAGGCCCTTTTTAATTATTGATATTAAGAATTTAAATCAAGAAAACTCTAAGTTGAATGGGGTCATAGGCTCTGGTATTTCTCATCAGGTCAATAAAATTTTAGGTAAAACTTATACTTTGAAGTCATTGAATGAATATGTTTACCGTAGATGTGAAAAAGTCTTCAAATGGAAACAACAAAGATTCAACAAACAACAATTAACAGGAAAAATAATTGTTGAAGGGAAAAAACAATTTAGAATTATATAATATGTCAAAAACAAAAAAAAGGCTTACAAGCCTAGAAGCCCGGGTAAGTAATATTGAAAAATCCACCAATGTTACTTTTACGACCTCAACACTAATAGAATATTTGGAAGGTAAAGTTACCTTCAAACTTAGTGCTGAAAATGTCCGTAAAAAAGTTAGAAGTGGTGAAATTCCATCACTGAAAAGTGAAGGTATCAAAGGCAAACGAATGACCTTTGATAAACTACAAATCGATAAATGGCTGGAAGATGGAAGAAATATATAGGTTTAAGAACAGGATAGAATATATCAAGGCGTTGGATAAAATATTGCCTGATAAGTTTGTGCAAGGAAGAGATATTGGAAATGGAAAAACCCATTGTTATTATCCAATTGGCATTAAGGAAGCCGTTGCTGATGACATATTCCTTGAATGGAATGTGAATGATGAAAAGTACAATGAGTTACGAGGGATGCTAATATGTACAATTAAATTAAATTATACACCTTCATATCCGGGGGCTGAAGAATTATTTTGTACTGGATCTGCCGCCGTATTAATCCAAGACAAAAAAAATGCATTGGAATACCAATTGCCAGCCGTTGAAAGTGAGGCTGTTGGCAGGGCACTAGGTAAACTAGGCAATATATTTGGGCGTAATTTATCAAGAAAATTAAACAAAAACGTCGCTTTGCCTCCTGATTATACTATTAGAAAGCATGAAATTGCGTCTGATGAAAACCATACAATTGAACCGGATCCTATTGAAAAAGTTGAACCTGAAAAACCAGTTGAAAAAGTAAAACCAAAAATTGAACTGCCATTCTGATGCAAAACATTTTCGAAATACCGATATCAGCATTCGAAGGAATCCAGCCAATTGAAAGCTCACAACGTACCGACGAATGGCATAAGCAAAGGCTAGGCAAATTCACAGGTTCAAAACTCAAAGAATTAATGGGGTGCACCATATCAACTTCAAAAATGCCTTGGGATAGACCAGAAAAAATAATTGATTTTGGTGAAACTGCAAAAAAATATGTTTTTTCAAGGGCTAAAGAAAGACAAAGTAGTATAACACTAATCAGAAGTATAGGTAAAAATGGTGATTTTGGAAAAAATGTAGAGCCTTTAATTTTAGAAATATTGAAAGAAAAATATCCAGGCATGGAATTTAAAGAAGTTGGATTTATTGAATTTATAAAAGGAATTGCAGGGGCTTCGCCTGATGGACTTATTGATAAATCGCTTGGTTTAGAAATTAAAGCCCCAATGTCTTGGGAAACTGTCTATACACGAATAGAAACACCATTTGATCAAAAGCATGATGATTTTTGGCAAATTCAAGGTGAAATGTTGGCATTAGATGTGCCTGAATTAATGTATGTTGTGGCAGACCCGCCCGAAGACATTTACGAACCAATTATTAAAAACATTAATGAAAAAATAGTTCAGGCTTCGCCAATTCATCAAAAAGCAATTATTCAAAGGTGTATGATTGCGAATGATGCAATTAAGCTTTATTTGGATGGTGTTAATTTTCAGGAGGCTATGAGAGTGGCATGTACTGAATTTGAGTTTTAGAAAAACATTAAGCACCGCCTAGATTAACGATCCTTGTCCGGATGTACTAGTTTTAATGCCTTGTATAGGTTAGAAGTGAGGCGGTGGAGGCTAATACCCCTTTCATAGACACTTCGTAATTAATTCAGGACTGACCCCGATAATTCGGGTTAATCTTAAAAAATAATCTTATGGAAAAAATAAAAATAATAAACTTAAAATTAAGCGATTCACCTGAAATTGCAATTGAAAAAACAGTTGTATTATTTGAAATAGTTGACCAATCACCAATTCAAAAATGGAATTTGTGGCATGAATCAAATAAACAAAAAACAATTAAATTAAAAGAAAAATTAACATGCAAAAAACTTATTGAATTAGGTTATTTGTGCAATCTTAAAAAATAATCTTATGAATTTTAATTTTGATAATTTCAGAAAACAAACAGTTGAATATTTCAATGAAATAGTTGATATAATCAACAGTTCTAATAATGAAGATGGTAATTTAATCATTCAGGATATTGATTCTTTGAATGATGCAATGAAAGGTTTGAGACAAAAAATAGTTATATTGACTTGTATTGAAGATGAAAAAGAAAATATACATTGTTTAAATATTGATGTTAAAAAAATAAAAATTTAATCAAAATGAAAACATTTATAAAATTACTACGGGTATGCATACCAGCCATTATTTCAATGGTGTTTGAAATAATTTATAAATTAATCACAAAGCGGTATTATCAATTTAAAAAATAACCCCATGAAAGAAGTAAAAATAATAGGCCTTAAATTAAATCATTCGCTCGGAATAGTTCAGGCATGTAATTTAGTTTTTGACGAAGAAAACAGGCTAATAATTTTCAAAGGCGGAGTTGGTGATGGTAAAACCACTATGCAAAAAGCTTTGCAACTAGGCACGCAAGGCAGCAAAACATTAGTTGATAATGACCTGTATGGTGATATTGATGAGGAAGTTCCGTTATTGGATGGTGATTTTCCTATTTGGGTTGGTTGTAGGTCGAAAGACAAAAAACTACAATATACCCTATATACAAAAGATGCCAACGGGAAAAAAGTAAAAAATCCTATAATTGATGGGGCTGAAGCTACACCAGCCAAATATTTGGAAGCCTTACAAACGGAACTCACTTGGAAAATGGATGAGTTGACCAGCGAAAACCCATCAATTCAAAAGAAAATCCTTTTGAAATTATATCAACACGGACTTAAAAAAATCGGAATTATTTTTGATAAGATGCACCCCGATTATAAAAAAAGCATTTTAGGACAAATTGATGAAGCTGTCAATGATAGGGACATGGCAGATATGATCCGCAAACAAAAAGGTGGTATTGCTGATGATTTAAAAGCAAAAGGTCATGATCCTGATAGGCCTGAAACTTGCCCTGATGAAATCAAAATTGAAGAAATTGAGCAAAATATAAAAGCACTTGAAAAGGAAAAAACACAAAAGGAAACCAATTCCGAAAGTGTAAGGGATAAGGATTTGGCCGAAATTAAGTCAAGTGCTCAGGAAATGGTCAATCGGTGTTTGCATTATAATAAGGATTTGAAAGATGGGTATGATGAATTAGAATTAGAATTTAATCAAAATCAAGAAACGTATACTTTCATCAATTCACATTTAATTAAAATTGGTGAATCATTAGAAAAATTAGAAATAAAAGATTGGGAAAAAATTCATGCTGATATAGAAAAAAAGGTAAAATATCCTAAAGAAATGGATAAACCCAAAACCCCAACCTACATAAAAATAGACCAAAAAAATCAAGTTGAAAGTGATAATCTGAAAGACTTAGACGAAAAAGCTAAAATGTTAGTCAATAACATCTTAAGACTTCGTGAAAAATACATAACCAAATATTCAGAGCAAAAAGAATTTGACTCAACTAAAATCGATGAAAGTATTAAGCAATTAGAGCTTTCAAAGTTGGCTGCATTGGAAAACAACAAAATAGTTGATGCGATTGACTCATTTCACAAATGGAGGGATGCAAATGCTCAGGTAGTTGATTTAAAAAATCAGTATATAAAGTTACTTGCACAAGTAGACACTGGGGTTGAAGGTTTTAAAATTGTTCCTGATGATGATCAAATATATGGCATGTATGATGGTAGTTACGACCCTAAATATTTCGGCAATCCAAACAAAGAACTTAGAAAATTGTCTTCCTATTCCGGTACTCAAAAACCAGTCATTTGCCTTTTGATTCAAAATTACCTTCTATCAAAAAAGGAAAAGGCAATGCGATACATGTATATCGATAATATTCCTATCGATAATAAGACCAGGGCACTAATCGAAAAAATGTGCATTGACTTGAATTTGAGGGTTTTCTTGAATATTACAGGGGACTTTTCAAAAGATGGGTTGGTTAATGGTGAAATTTTGATTGAAGGAGGGGAGGTTTTCTTTTGATGAAGAAATACAACATAATTTATGCAGATCCTCCATGGTCATACAATAAAAAAATAGGGCAAGGCGTCGCAGATGATATTTACGAGACTATGACAACAAGTGAAATTAAAGACTTGTCAATTCAGGAATTAATTGCAGATGATTGTTTTTTATTCATATGGGTTACTTTTCCAATGCTGAAAGATGGCCTTGAAGTTATTGACGCCTGGGGGTTTAAATATAAAACAATAGGTTTTAATTGGATAAAAACTAATAAACGTCAAAATTTAAATCAATCATCATTTTTACCAATTGATTTTATCGATGTTTTTTTTGGTCTTGGACATTATACTAGATCTAACTCAGAAATATGCCTGATTGGCAAAAAAGGAAATCCAAAAATAATTAATAATACTATTTCAAGTATAGTCATCTCACCATTACAAAAACATAGCAAAAAACCAGACGAAGTAAGATCTAAAATCATAAAGCTATGTGGTGATTTGCCACGCTTAGAAATGTTTGCAAGGCAATCTATAAATGGATGGGATGCATTTGGAAATGAAGTGGAAAATAGTATTGAAATACCTAATATTAAATAACCAACACTATTCTAATGATATTAAGAAGATTAGGCAACAAAAAGAAAATAGCCAAACAAATACAGGCTCATTTTCCACCTCACAAAATCTATATCGAGCCATTTTTTGGTGCAGGCGGAATGTTTTTCAATAAGCCCAAAGCAAAATACAATATTGTTAATGACCTTGATTCCGATGTATTTAATTTATTTCAGGTGGTAATAAACCAAAAAAAAGAACTTGAAAAGGCTTTTTATATTATGCCTATTCATTCTGATTTATTGAAGTACTGGAAAAAGAATTTGGAAGTTGATCCTATTATGAAGGCTTTGAGGTTTTTGTTTTTGAGTAACTTTACTTATTTGGGAAAACAAGATACAATAAAATACTCACTCAGGCAACAAGACAAAGAAATGTTTTTTAAAAATATAGATGCAACTTTTGATAGGCTTTCAAATGTAAAATTTAATAATTGCGATTTTAGGAGATTCTTTAAAAGCTTATCATTTACTGATATTGATTACGGTAAACTTTCTTTTGAGCGTGAAAAAACATTTTTTTATTCTGATGGCCCTTATTTAAACTCAGTTGATACCTATAAAGATTCTGATACATGGATAGAAAAAGACTGTAGTGATTTATTTAATTGTTTGCAGGGGACTAAATGCAAATATGCAATGTCTGAATTCAATCATCCATTCATATTAGAACAAGTCAAAGAACGAAACTTAAATGTAATAACTATTGGAGAGCGCCAAAATCTAAAAAACAGAAGAATTGAAATACTTGTAACAAATTATGAAAATATACAAGGTAGATTATTTCCAATACACTGATAACAAGACAATTACAAACACATCACAACAAAGAAACAACTAATAACAACTAATAACATATAACATACTGATACACAGCATGTTATATGTCCATTAGAATCACATATAATAATTTTGATGTACAATTGTGTATCACATCGCAAGGAAAATGAGTTAAATAGTTAATAAATGAAACACAAAATAATAATATATAAACAATCAACAGCATTTTACTTTCCAAAAGAAGATGGTGAAAAGCTAAAAGATGAATTAAACAAAATATCCATTCTAAGGAATTATATACTTGATTGGGATACCAATAGGTTTGTAATGAAATATCCTTTAACCCAGCAAATGAAAAGTGATATTTTGAGTATTTTTGAAACACCAAACCAAGCCAACGAAAAAGAAATTAAAATAATAAGGGGGCATAGCGGATGTTTGATAACAGGACACGGATTAGTTTGGAAGTAAAAATAATGGCAATTCATTTTATTATTGATACTATTGATAAGTTGATGGAAGATGCTAATTTAATAGACCAACTATATTTCGCTGAAAGAAGGGATTTTAATCTTATAAAACTTGGAGTATGTATGAAGCTTTCGAAAAAGTAAGGAAATCAATACTTACATGCAAAACAAAAAAACAGCTCTTAAATGCAAGAAAATTGGCTGTTTACTTTTATAGGATTTATGAATCTAAGGAGCTTTTCGAGTCAATTAGTAGGGTTTATTCTGTTAAAATGGGAGATTTTGAATGGTTTTAAACTAAAAAATAATAAAAATGAAAAAACCAAATTATGATTTAATCTTAAAATCAAAGATAGATTATTATGGTGAAACCAGAGCTGCCTATGACTTTGCAGCTAATGAATATGCATTTCAAAAAGTAGAATACTATAAGATGCATGGTTCCGTATTAAATGAAATGACTAAAAAAGAAAAAGAACGATTAGTTAGTTTGCTTACAAGTCGTTATAATGTTGATGAACTTAACGAATTGTGCAACTTGCTTAAAAAAGATGGATGTAAAATTGATTTTAAATGGTTTTAGAAACTTATCTACAAACATTAGGCAGTAGAGACTATCAAATAAAAGCAATAAAAGATATTTATTCTTTTTTTGAAAAGGGCGGAGTACACCCAATATTGCAAGCACCTACTGGTTCTGGAAAAACATTTATTTTTACTTTAATTTCAAAACTAGTAACCAAAAAAAATAAAAAAGTACTAATATTAACCGATAGGGCTGAACTATTGCAGCAAGCAGGAGGTTCTTTGAAAAGAATTGGATTAGAATCAAGTTATATAATAGCTGGTTCAAAAATCATTAATCAATCGTTTAATTGTTATGTGGCAATGTCTCAAACATTAAGGCGAAGGGTTGAGCTTGATTATTGGATTAAATTTTTGCAAAGTATTGATTTATTAATAATTGATGAATGCCATAAACAAGAGTTCAATTATATATTTGAAAGCGGATTATTTGACAAAAAACATGTAATCGGATTCACGGCAACTCCTCGCAGAACAGGAAAACAACGCCAATTAGCATTAGATTACGAAACAATAATTGAAACCATATCAGTTCGTGAACTAATAAATCAAGAATATCTTGTCAATGATGATTATTATGGTTTTGGCGCCCCCGACCTGTCTGATGTTGAGTTTGATTATATCAAAGGTGATTATAAGGAAAGTTCCCTTTTCAAAAAATTCAACAATCCAAAAACCTACTCAGGAGCAATAAAAGCATATCAAAAACATGTTCCTGATACAAAAACAATTTGTTTCTGTATAAATATTGAGCACTGTATAAGAACAGCCATTGAATTTAATAAAAATGGAATTGCTGCAAAATTTATAGTTTCGGATTTGGCAAAACCAAAAATACCGGAAAATGACAATCCCGGAAAAATGGCCCAATATGAAGAAAGAAAAAAAGTTTATGATTTATTACAAGAAAATAAGCATTTAACCGGCCCACGAAAAGAAATATTTACAGATTTTAGAAATGATAAATTTAAGATTTTGATTAATGCCGGGATAGCCACAACGGGATATGATGAACCTAGCTTAGTGACTGTAATTGTGTTACGCGCCACATTATCAACAACTTTATGGCTGCAAATGTTAGGCAGGGGCTCACGGCCATTTGATTTTAAAACCCACTTTAATATTTTTGATTTTGGTGGAAATGCTGAAAGATTAGGACATTATACAGAAGATAGATTATGGTGTTTATGGCACGAACAGTTCGAAGGCGAAGGTTTGCCGCCAGTTAAGGAATGTGGAATCGATAACAAAGGCAAGCCAATTACTGACAAGCCGGGTTGTAGACGGCCAATTTTAGCAGCTTACAAAATATGTCCTTTTTGTGGTTTTATCTACCCTGACAAAGAACACAAAGAAATTGATATTGACTTAATTATATTTGACCAACAAATGAAACGATCAATTAAAACTAAACGACTTAAGGATATGTCTTTTCAGGAATTACATGATTATCGAAAAATAAAGGGCCATCAAATGGCTTGGTTGTGGAGGCAATTATGGTATCGAAATGGTGAAAAGGGTATTAGGGAATTTGGGAAACAATTTAAATGGTCGAGTGCAACTGTTGATAAGGCGGTTGGGTTTATGAAGTGAATGAAACTTTTATTTGCACAACACAATATAAAGTATTATCTTTGGGTTTAATGTAAGATATAAAGTATGCTTGTAATAAATAAAGATGGGTTTGTTTTTGGTGAAGAAATACACAAAGTTGTTGAAAGTAAAACTAAAAAATATGAAGTTTGGTTAAAAAGAAGGCTGTTTGATGCCGACTTAACTAAAGAAAAAGACTTTGTTACAATTTTGTTACAAAGTACAGGTGGTAGACCAAAAATGCAATATCGATTCACATTAGATGCCGCAAAAGAAATATGTTTACTAGAACGAAACAAAAAAGGCAAGGAGTTAAGAAGGTGGTTAATAAATGAAGGCAAAAAGCGTGAAAATTTAGAATATATCACACCGAAAGAAGCGGCTTTAGCTTATGAGTATATTAACTTTTTCAAGTATATTGAAAATCAAAAGAAAGCTTTAAACATGCATAAAGATTCATTTATAAAAAACAATCCGATTAGTAAATATGTTTTTGCTGAATTTGCAAAATACCGTGCAAACATCATTGGTTGGAATAAATCAAAAGTTGATGAAGAAATTAAAAAATATCTTACTACCCATGCCGGGCACAATTTCACCAAATTGATGAAATTGTCAATGTCTGACAAATTAAGCATATTAGATGTAAATGAAGCAATCAGGGTATCTATACTTGATTTGTTATTTAGCAAAGGTACTGAGCCTGAAATGGCTAATAAATTTGCAAATATGGTTAAAAATGTGAGTAAGGAAATGGAAGTACTGGCTTTACGTAAAAACGAAAATAATTTATTTCAGCATAAAGAAGAAATTAAGCTTAAATCAATAAAAAACTAATACAATTTAACGAAAGAAAAAAACAACAATGAAAACCCTACTAGCAATAACCATATACGTAAACTTCCAAAAAGTAATCATCTTCATTTTGATTGTATGTGTTGTGATTTGGATAAGGAAAAAATTTAAAAAATAATGTACGACTCACAAAAAAAATACCGTTCCGACCGTCTCCAAAACTTCAAACAAATATGGTTACCTATTTTAAAAATGGAATTTGAAGTAACTGAGCGTGAAAATGGTTCTATTACATTTGAGGTTTTAGGATATGGAATAATTGATTTTTTCCCAAAAGCAAATAATTTGCTTATTCGAAAAGACAGTAAATGGAAAAAGCCTGGTTTAAAATGGCTTATTGAAAATATAATTGATAAATTATAATCTTATGGAAACAAAATTTCATAAACAATTAACAGAAATAGCCCCCAAGGTTATGGATATTTTTTGCAAGGCATATGGGTACACTTTGTATAATGGTCAATATTATTGCAATTATCTTATTGAGGCAACTAAGCCCAAAGCAGACTATGTTCCAATTATTAGCAGAATTATAAGTTTACAAAATAATTATGATTCTGACTTAGAACATTTTAAGCTAAAGATAGATGCTATAATTAATCATTTAGAAGCAAATAATTATCGGTTTGCCTCTTTAATTCATGATGATGAACACTACGTAATAAGAGTATTTAAAAAATCAGAAGAATTAGGTCAAACCAAATCTATTAATTATTTTGATGAATTATATCAACATGGTTGTTTAATCGCGCTTAAAGATTTGGAGGCTACATTATGAAAAACACCCAATCAACCCACCTACGAACACAAATAGAAACTTACAAATCAATCCAACAATCAACTAAATTAAGCACAAAAACAAGAGTTGATGCAGGAATACAGAAACATAAATTGATTTTAAAATTAAAAGAATTGTTGTACCCAAAAGCGGAGGAGCTATGAGTAAAATAGAATGGACAGATCGGACATGGTGTCCTAATCAAGGATGCACGCAAATATCGGAAGGTTGTAAAAATTGCTATGCTAAGAAAATGCATAAACGATTAAGAGCCATGGGTATAGAAAAATATCAAAACGATTTCAGCGAAGTGCAATTATGGTTGCAAGCACTTACGGAACCAACCAAATGGAAAAAACCATCAAAGGTTTTTGTTAATTCCATGTCAGATACTTTTCATGGAAACCTTACATTTGAGCAGATAAATGAAGTTTTCAATACAATGCAATATTGCAATAGACATACTTACCAGGTATTAACAAAACGGCCTGACCGCGCTTTGGAATTCATACAATGGAAACGAAAACAACCCGGAATTATTCATAATTGGGAATTGCCTGATAATATTTGGTTTGGTGTAACCGTTGAAAATCAAGAACAAGCCAACAAACGAATACCTATTTTACTTGAAATTCCTGCAAAAGTTAGGTTTGTGAGTGTTGAGCCTATGCTTTCAAATGTTGATTTAAATCAAGTCGCTTTTAAAAAATTTCAATCATGGTTAAACGGAAATAATCAAGGTTCATTAGACTGGGTAATATGCGGAGGCGAAAGCGGACATAATGCGCGGCCTATGCACCCTGACTGGGTAAGAAATTTAAAGGATCAATGTGATATGTTTAAGACTCCGTTTTTTTTCAAGCAGTGGGGGGAGTGGTGGCCCGGTGAAAAAGGTAGGTTATATCGTGAAAAATCAATTGATTATACAGATGGTCAACAAATGATTAGGGCAGGTAAAAAACTAGCCGGATGCGAAATTGATGGTAAAGAATATAAACAATTTCCTAAATAGAAAAATAACCTCCGCTTTGGCACTTCCGCCAATCAACTAAAAGAGTGAGGTATTGCACTTAATGTAAAAGGGAAGGGTCGAAGAATACTTTAGAGGTTATTGATATAAATTTTAACTAAATAAATAAAAAATGGCAAAAAAAACATTATCAGGAAGTTTGGCATTGACTAAACTTATTCATGTAGCAATGGAAGTAAAAGGGAAAAGCGGCAATAAAGTAAAAGGTCTTTTTATTCCAATCGAACAAAATTATTTTGTATTGGGCAAAGAAAAAGATGGTGCAATACCCATATACATGTCAATACAAATAGTAATGCATGAAGAAAGGGATGAACATGGACAAGATGGGTTTATATCTCAAAAAGGGAATATTAAATGGAAAGAAACTACTGATGCACAAAAAGAAGCATTTAATAAGCTTCCAATTTTGGGGAACGTAGTTGATTGGTCAAAAGGAAATAATAGTGATGATAACACAGGCGCAGCTTCAGAAAATGTTTTCACTCCCGAATCAGATGATTTACCGTTCTAATGATCCTACAAGTTCCAAAACTGCCAGAGCACGGCTATATATTAATAGCCGTGCCGTCTGAGCGGATGAAAGACCCGGTTTCTGATTATAAGGAAATTGAAAGTGAAGGTGTTAAGTACAAAGTAGTTCAGTGGGTCACTATTATGAAAACTGAACATATGCCCTCACTATTGATGCTTTTAGCAACTGGGCAAGATTTGTCCAGGGATGAAATTTGGAAAGCCTTTAAGAAAAGTAATAAGATAATATTTTTTATATGCGAGAAGTTATAAACATAACAATAAACATTCCAGATATAGTGCTGTTTTACATCTGTTTTTTATTAGCAGGTAAGATTATAAATATGTATAAGGATTATTGGGAATGGAGGATTAAAAAACGTAAAGATAAATTGAAATGAAAGAAGACAAACTCCAACACAACTTTATAATGTGGTTTGGTCAAACATGGCCCGAATATAACGACCTTATTTTTGAGGTGAACAACAATCCAAAAAATCAAGTTCATGGTACATATCGTAAATCCATGGGCATGAAAAAGAACGTCTCCGATCTAATTTTAATACAACCCTGTTATGGGGAGGTAGTGGGAATCGAATTGAAAGCCCCTGGAAGTGTCTGGCCAAAAGACCATATTGAAAATCAATTAAATTGGGGCAAATTGGTTATTAAAAATGGAGGCCTATACATTATGACCAGTTGCTTAGATACATTGAAAGAATTTGTAACTTGCATAATGATAAATGATATATTATCAGTTATTGAAATAATGCACGAACAACTTGCATTTGTAGAAAACCAATTCACTAATAAAACCATTAAATTTTAAATCATGAAAAAAATAACATTTTTAATTTTATTATTTTTGGCCACTAATATTAGTGCTCAAAACGACGAAGTTCCCCCGATAATATTTGATGGGTACGTGTATGGAAGCATTGCGTATTTTTCTACTTATGAATTGTTTTTTAGGACAACAAATATTTCAAAAGGTTATTGCCTAACATTTGCCAGTATTGCTTCGGTATTAACAAATTATGCTATTGGATCTAATCGTGGATATTCAATTGAAAATAAAAGACATATGATATCTGGAAGTGTGTTGGCTATATTTACAACCACTATTGTGATAGGATTTAACAATAAACGGGATAGGCAAATAATTAAGTTGAGAGACAATTGAAGTAATAAAACACATTATTTCACAATTAACACTACATTAACTATCTTTGTATATGCAAACAGTAACAGAACTTAATTATCAAATAGGGGTGTTGGCCCAGATGTTTGAAGATTTCATTGCTTATAATGATTCAATATCTTTTACCGATGCGAATCAAAAAGAGTATGTAACTTCTGACACATTAGTAAAAAATACCGAAAAAGCCAATTATTCGGCAATTCAGGAATTAGAAGAAATAAAAAAGAACAGTTTAAATGAATTTGTTTACAAAACTATTTCTGATACAACGCTGTTAAATCTTTGTTTCCTGCTATATAATATTGTTACTGATGAAAATATTGATAAGTTGATAATTGCAAATGATTTTTTGGCATATGATAGAACGGACATTGACCCTAATGATCCAATAATTAAAAAGGGAATTGAAGTAATTTATTATAAATGAGCAAAATAGAACTCAAAATAGACGGCAAAAAATTAAAATTCTTTGATAGTTTCAGCTATTCGGCTCAAATCGATACAATTGCTGGGAGTATCTCATTCAATTCATTTATTGACTACGAAACTTTTGATTACCTGTTAGTTGAGGCTTATAGAGATGATATTTTGATTTTTACAGGTGAAATTATTGATAAAACTATTCCGAAAACAACCCCACCGACACCATTTGAATATAAATGTGAATCATTGACACATATATTATCAGAATGTACGCTGCCAACCGATGCCTATCCATTACAATTAGAAAATAGCACCTTGAAAGATATAGTTGAGTATATTTGCGGTTATTTTGAAGTTACCGTATTATTTGATCAATCAACAAGCAGTGAGGCAGATGGGCAGTACAAATTATCTGATTTGGGATTGGCAAAACCATCCGCTCAAATAATAAATGAACTGGTTACCCAGGTAGGTTTAATATTAACAAATGATTCTTTTGGTCAATTAATTGTAACAAAAAATATTGAACAATCAGAAATTATATTGCCTAGATATTTGACCAATAATAAAAGCTTTAATCTAAAAGAATTTTTTTACAATTATATTGCATTAGGACAAGCTCCTGTGGGGCAAGACCTTGATATACAGGCAATTGCAAGATTTTCAAATATAGACCAAAGAAGAAATATAACTAAAATACAAGATAGCGGAGGCATCAATACAATTGAAAAGAAAGCGGAGGGAATGCGATCAGATTCATTGAAAGCAATTAGTCAGAGCTTAAGTTTTTCTAATTTCTTTTGTAACATCGGTGATTTTGTTACAATTGGAGACAGTAAATTAATTATTAATCAAATAGACTATTCGTACAATGCAGGAGGTGAGGCTTGCAATATTGGGCTTGTGGATAGTCAATTATATGAAAGGTAAAATATGACCACAACCCTCGGAAAAACAAAAGATACCGACATATCAGGTGATTTCAGGCAATTTATAATTAATTGCCTTGGTGAAAATGACCAAAGGAAATATTTTTCTATTTCTTCTTTTGGAAGTGATTTTAATGTTCCTGTGGATAGTCGGGGCCTCACAATTGATTCAAAAAATAAAGATGATAAATTTGTAATCGGATTTTTGAACTTATTAAAAATCGATGATTTGGAGCCGGGCGAAAATGCTATTTTTTCGACCTCAGAAGATGGAAGTGAAATAAAAAGTAAAATTGTGTTAAGAAATACAGGTGATATTGAGATTGAAAGTACTGGAATATCACTAACAATTGATGGTGATGCTAATATTACGGCCACAGGTGACATAAATTTAACTTCTGATGGAAACGTAGTTGTTGACTCAACTCAATTAGACGTAAATAGCGGTAACTTAACAGTAGACTAAATGGGAATTTTAATTGCAGTTGACGGGGCAACTTTGTTGCAAGATGATCCTCTGGTTGTATGCACCATAACGCCAATTGGCACACCGTCAACTACTTGTAAGGCAGAAAGCAAAGGCATGTTAAAGGATGGATATCAAATAACTGTATCAAATATTACTTGCCCATCAGCCGGGGCAACAATACCAGACCCGGGGCCTTATCCAGCTTCATTTATATCAGGTGCAACAAAAGTTAAGGCAGATGGAACATTGGTATTATTAGAAGGTGATTTAACGGCAACAATTAATGCAACTCCACAAATACCAGGTTCACCACCTACGCCTTATCCAGTTGCGTTTAAGGTTGAAATTAAGGTTGCAGGTCAAACGAAGGTAAAAGCGAATTAAAAAAAATAAATCAGATGAACATAATCACAGTTGACGGAAAAGAATGGAACGTAAAATATAAGCAAAATGCTGAATCACTATCATTTAGCACAGGAACAGTTGCATTAGACTATCCTGATTTTATAGGTTCAAAATTATATCAAAATTCAAGTTCTAGTGATAAATTTACAATGACTTTTTCAATTCATTTGACCCTGCTTGTGGGGTTTAAAGAAAGCATGAAGAAATTTGTCACAAATGAAGATGATGCTGCCGAACATCAAACTTATGGTAAATTAACCCATATTATAATCGAGCATGAATTATTTGGTGCAATTAAAGGTGCAATAATAGGTGATATGGCATGTGGTACATCTAGCGGAGGTGATATATCATGTTCATTCACTTTTCAAGAACATACAGAAGATAACCCAGTTGAAAAAAGAGACGTTGAAATCGAAAACGAAGATGCTAATGATGGAATCGATACTGAAACCACTGGTAATTTTGATGTTAACTTATCAGTTCCGGATTTAAATGTGATTGGTAATTTTGCAAATGCATTGGCCGGCATATATTCATCTATTCAAAATAGTGCTATTGTATCAGCATTTAATGATTTTAATTCGGCAATTACAAGCGCAATAATTGACAGCAAAAGAGTAATGAATTCAATTAAAAATATTATTTCATTACCAAATCAATTAGTATCACAAAATTTGAACAATAAATTAAATTTGTTCAAGCAACAAGCCGAAGCTGTAAAAAATGTTCCGGTGTCTAGTTATAATATTGCATTGTTTAATATGAATAGCTTTTCTTACAATGTAGGTGCAACTTCACGAACTGCATTTGTTAGTGAGGCAGCTACGCAGGCGGCGGCTGGAATTAAAACTGTTCCTTTGTAATAGATTGATAATCAGGAGGTTATAAACAAAAGCTGCTAAAGAAACAACTTAAAACAACTAATAACACCTAATACACTGATATATAGAGCGTTGTATGTCGCTTAGAGTCGCATAGAATATTTTTGATGTACAATTATACGGTATATCGCAAGGAAAATGAGTTAAAATATGGCAAAACCCTTCTACATAACAACCGATGAATTAATCGACTTGACTTTATCACTTCAAAAAATAAATGATGTGGCTTTGCCATTTGCTGTACAATATTCTTTAAATGAAGTTGCCAGAAAAGCCAAAACTAAATATTTGGCACAAACAACCAATGAAATGTTTGATATAAAAAGAAAAAACTTTTTTAAGGCAAATTCAGCATATCAAACTCATACAGCTAAGGAATTCAACTACAACATCAACCGATTGAAAGCTTCTGTTGGAATAACCCAGGCAAATAAAGCACACGACAAAGCAACCGAGCAGGTAGGACATCAACAAACTGCCGAAAATATAAATCGTTCGATTAACCCCTTAGGCACAAAACCACAAACAGCGGCTATAATTGATGTAATAAGCAAAAAACCAGAGGTTTATGATTATGCAGAACAAAATGGTTTTAATCCATCAGTTTATTTTAGAACAGTTGGCCGGGCAAAAAAAAGAAATGCGCCTTTTTTACTTAAAAATTCAAACCGTGGAACTTTGCACCTGGTCAAATCAATGACCAGATTTAATGCCGGCAAACGGAAGGGATTTTTAAACATAAAATTACAGCCTATTGCATCCTATATTAAAGGCGGACAAGTTAAACTACAAAAAAAGAAACCTTTTCTAAATTTAGCTGCAAGGCGTTCAATGATTGCCATTATGGAAGAAACTTTCAAAAAGGAGGCAATAATTCAGGTTGAGAGGGCTATGAAAAGGAGGGGATAAAAAAAACAGCCGAAACTTTACGGGCCAGGCTGTTTTGAGTTGTTTAATTAAAAAAAAGTTCAATATGGAACAGTTTTTTAAATTTTCACGTTAAATCATGACAAAGATATAATAAAAAACAATACTAACAAAAAAATGGGTGCAGAACTCCACACCCAAATCAAACTTACAATAAAACAACTAAAAGTTTATCCAAGTGCCTTCAATACAAAATGTTGAATAATGCCTAATATTATAGTTGAAATAGAAACCGCAACGCCTACAATTAACCCAATTTTACTTTTTAATCGATCCACAATAAGCTTTTCAGTATTGAATTCTTTTTTAATATCTTCAACACTTCCTTTTAATTCCTGAACATCTTCATTAGTTCGATTTATTTCTTTTGTGAAGTATTCTTTTAATTCAAATCTTAAATCTTTCATTTCATTTCGCATCGTATCAACAACGCCTTTTTCGAAACCTCTTATTTCCTTACTAAACCCCGCCACAGTGTCTAGTATTAATTGAACTTCGCTCTTTTTTTCTTCCACTTCGTTAATTTTAATCATTATTTTATTTATTTCTTTAGTGGATTTGGTTAGATTTTTTGATCGGTTTATTAACTTTCTGTAAAAATACGAATAAACGGCAAGGCCTAAAAATATACCTCCTAAGATGGTGATTTTTTGTTCCAGAATAAAACTAAAAATGATATTGTCAAACAAGTGAATAACTGTAACCATGAGCCGTCATTAATAAATAAGCGTGAATCATTTATCTTTGCCAATTGCAAGGCTATTTCAACCCATTCAATCAAATACCACAAGCAAACTCCTGTCATAATAGATTTAGAAGCGTTGCAAGTCCCTATTTTTGTATAAGCTATAAATACAAGCAATAATGTGAAACTTTCATTTATAAAATAATATATCATATCACTTAAATAAATGACAGTTTTTACACCATTTCTTGTATAATAGCTATGTATGACACCTTCAAATAAAAGGTGAAAATACTCCGTAAAAACAACAAACACCAAAACTAAAAAAGCTACAATTTTATTACTCAGAATTTTCATAAAGTTCAATTTTGCATTTAGCATTGGCCAATTCTTCTATCAGAAAAGTAATCATTCTGTTCCTAGCCCTGTCAAAATTCTTTTCATGTTTAAACTTCTCAAAAGTTTCCTCTGTCAATTCTGTCATTAATTCAGCAACTCGCTTATTTGGTGGTTTGATCGGTAAATCTGGCATATTTATATATATTAATGATGTTAGTGTTAAATTTGTTACCCCCTATTTTTATTATCCTACCGTTTCATTTCCAAAATAGTTATCCTTATTCTTAGAATCGGCAATAATTTGTGTTTTCTCTTTACTTCCTTTTGAGCTACCAAAAAAATATCCAACCACTGAAGTAAAGCATCCAATTAAGGCGCCTACAACGATATTTAGTATATCTTTGTTTTCTGGTGGAACTTCAAATTTTACTAATGATAACAACAATAGGAAAAATCCAATAACAATTAATCCTCCTAAAACATACATGTAAATTTCACTTAACTTTTTCATGTTATATAATTTTAAATTAAAATTGCTTTATAATTATCATAGCACCAGAAATTACTGTTACATCATCATTATCCGTTGTATTTACAATTTGCAATTCAAAATAATCATCTATTGAAATTGGAGGTGTACATTTACCTGTAATAGTGGATGTTGTCCCTTTGCCTGAAAAAGTAGATCCGTCAATTTGAATAGTTCCATTTTTTAATACGGAAATTTTAAAAACATCATTATCGGAGAAGGTTGCGGACAATGAATAAAACACTGATGCATATCTGCAATAATCAGTTGCCACTATGGTATCTCCTGCATTTACAAAGTCCTCAGCTACATTCGAAGTAAATAATGTTTTTGTTGGATTTGTAACTCGCTTCCAAATGTTAACTGTCAAATCTAAAAGTAAAGATGAATCCTTAAACTCATAACATGAAAGCATCGGATCGCTTGTAAAATTACCCGAAACCTTTACGCTATCTGCTTCAATTATCAATTCAGTTGCGGAAATGGTGCTTATTTTCGCGGTGTCAAGGACTATCAAATTTCCATTAATATCCAATAATTCAGATGGATTATTTGTTCCTATTCCAACATTACCTTTCAAAAGAGTAGTTACAACATTATCATCACCCAAAACAACACTGTTTGAACCAATACCAGTCGCACCATATCCAAAAACATTTTCATTTGTGACGCCATCCGCAGAGGCTTTTGTGTTATATCCAATATAAACTGAACTATTTGTAGTTTCATTTGGGGAAGTACCATTTGCGATGTAGCGACCAGCAGCATAACCATTGGCAGTATTTTGATAACCAGTTGTATTGGAACAAAGAGCATAAGAACCATTGGCAGTGTTTCGATAACCAGTTGTATTAAAATAAAGAGCAGTATAACCATTGGCAATATTTTGATAACCAGTTGTATTAGAATAAAGAGCAGTATAACCATTGGCAATGTTTCGATAACCAGTCGTATTAGAAAAAAAGGCACTAGTCCCAATTGCAATATTGCAACTCGCATCTGATGTGTTTGTCGCAGTACTCCCCATAGTGAAGTTCCCTGCGTTCACTCCAAAAAAAGTATTATGCCCTACTGGTATCGCAGTACCCCCTGTAGGGTGTGAAAAATTATGTATAAATCTATTAGATTCCTTATAAATCACCCCTATTGATGATGATGTTGTTATCGGCAGCTTGAAATTACCAATAAGTTCAAGCTGTTCATTTACAATCAAATTTTCACCAATCTTTATTGGATTCAAACTCTCAAGCCTAGTAGTGTCCCCATCATCAAAAATATACACGGAATCCACCCCAGATAAATCGGTCAATATGAGCGAATCACCATTTGAATAATATGGTAGTGCCTCAGATAGTTCTTTGGTAACAGTGCTTAATGTCGAAGTGGCTAAACCTTTTTCAGTTAATCTATAAAACTTTTTTGCACTTTCATCATAAACAATTGTGCCTATCGGTTTAATTTTGCCAAATTGCGTTGTGGCATCTGGTAACTTGAATATCCCAACTGTTGTTTGCCCAAATGCCAAATTAAAAGTTAGGATTAATACTAAGATAAATAATAATTTTTTCATAATTTAAAATTAATTTGTTAAATAAATTTCTGAACCATCGCCCGGAGCCACTGCAAAAGTAATGGATGTTGTTCCACCTCCTGTATATCCAGTTGTTTGTATTATTTGATCAACATAGACTCGATTAATTCTAAATAAGGCACTAAATATTACTTGTGCCCCAACCGATGTTTGTAAGCTATCTTCAAATTCACCATTACCTCCAGCTCCATAAGCTTTAACTAATCCTGTTCCTTTTACTAGTGTCATATCGATATGTCTTTTATATAAGTTAAATCGTAACCAGCTACATTTATTCTATCAGACGTGCCAATAAAAGCAATATATTTCGGCAATGTGTCAAAAGCATAGTAAAAATCTTCTGTTAAAGGATCTGACACAGGGGTTAAATCTGCAACTGTAAGTAATAATGCTGGTTCCAATTCACTTCCGTAAACTGTTAAACTTACCGTTCCTTTTAATTCAATTCGTGCTGTTTGCCCGATATTCGCACTTGTGTGCGGTTTTGTTAGATATAATTTATTTGGTTCTATCATAATTATATGAATTTTTGTACACGATTATTAACATATTCTGTTGTAAAAATATTAGTTTCATTAACAACAATCCCTCTGGGCTGATTAAACTGACCATCACCCGTTCCTAAACTCCCAAATTTAGAAATAAAAACGCCGTTTATATCAAATATCTGAACTCTGTGATTTCCTACGTCAACAACAAAAATATTAGATGCATTAATTGATATATCGTGCGGAGCATCAAACTCCCCATCCCCACTTCCAGCACTCCCAAATTTTGAAACAAAATTGCCAACTAAATCAAATATTTGAACTCGGTCATTTACTATTTCAGTTACAAAAATATTAGTTTCATTAACTACAATCCCTGATGGTTCATTAAATTCACCATCACCCGTCCCATAACTTCCAAATTTTGAAACAAAATTACCATTTAAATCAAATATTTGAACTCTTCTAGTTCCTATTTCAGTTGTAAAAATATTATTGGAATTAACGGCAATTCCAATACCTCCATTAAACTGACCATCTCCATTACCATCACTCCCAAATTTTGAAACAAAAGTTCCAACTAAATCAAATATCTGAACTCTGTGATTTCCTGCGTCAACAACAAAAATATTAGTGTCATTTATTGTAATTCCAATTGGAAAATTAAACTCCCCGTCCGCACTTCCAAACACTCCAAATTTTGAAACAAAATTACCATTTAAGTCAAATATCTGAACTCGGTTATTTCCTGTATCAGCAACAAAAATATTAGCTGCATTTACTGCAATCATTCTTGGTTTATCAAACTGACCATCCCCACTTCCAACACTCCCAAATTTAGAAATAAAATTGCCACTAATATTATCACCAGTACCATCAACTTTTATAAACCTCCCTACTATTGCATCACCACCCTCAATATTAACCGAATAATACCAACCTGAAGGAATGTAATTAGAACCTATCAATTGTACATCAAACGAATTTGTATCAATATCTGAAATAGTATCACCTGGCTCAATTATATCATCATTTTTTACAAAATAAACAAATCCATCTTGTAATGTCTGGACGTTAATTGCATGGTTAGTGGTTGTTTTGGTGGATGCATATCTCTTACTTTCATCACCAACGCCAAAATCGTTTTGTATTTTACGTTTTTGTATTAATGTTAAATCAGCGAATTTTATCGCAATTGAAGGGGTGGGTATTGACATTTATATGAATTTTTGAACGTTATTATTAGCAAAATCAGTAACAAAAATATTATTTTCATTTACTGTAATTCCATATGGAGCATTAAACTCCCCATCCCCACTTCCAGCACTTCCAAATTTTGAAACAAAATTGCCAACTAAATCAAATTTCTGAACTCGGTCATTTGAACTATCAGTAACAAAAATATTATTTTCATTTACTGTAATTCCATATGGAGCATTAAACTGACCATCCCCACTTCCATAACTTCCAAATTTTGAAACAAAATTGCCAACTAAATCAAATTTCTGAACTCGGTCATTTGAACTATCAGTAACAAAAATATTATTTTCATTTACTGTAATTCCATATGGAGCATAAAACTGACCATCCCCACTTCCATAACTTCCAAATTTTGAAACAAAATTGCCAACTAAATCAAATTTCTGAACTCGGTCATTTCCCAAATCAGTTATAAAAATATTAGTGGAATTAATCGCAATTCCAACACCTCCATTAAACTGACCATCTGCACTTCCTACACTTCCAAATTTTGAAACAAAAGTTCCAACTAAATCAAATATCTGAACTCTATTATTTCCATAATCAGCAACAAAAATATTATTTTCATTTACTGTAATTCCATGTGGGTTACTAAACTGACCATCACCACTGCCAACACTCCCAAATTCAGAAACAAAATTACCATTTAAATCAAATATCTGAACTCTGTGATTTCCATGATCAGTAACAAAAATATTATTTTCATTTACTGTAATTCCATATGAAGCATTAAACTGACCATCACCTGTTCCGGTACTTCCCCACTTACTCAAAAAATCACCTCCAATATCATTAAACTCAACAAACCTCCCCACCACCGCATTACTACCATCAATATTAACCGAATAATACCAACCTGAAGGAATGTAATTAGAACCTATCAAAACTACATCAAACGAATTTGTATCAATATCTGAAATAGTATCACCTGGCTCAATTATATCATCATTTTTTACAAAATAAACAAATCCATCTTGTAATGTCTGGACGTTAATTGCATGGTTAGTGGTTGTTTTGGTGGATGCCAACAAAACATTAAATTTTCCTATATCTAAAGAATTTTTAATTAAATTTTCCTGAGTAGTCGATAATTTATCGATTTTAACTGCTACTATTGGAGTTTGTATTATCATAATTATAAAATTGTTATTGCCAATGCGTTATCATCATCTAATGCTAATGTCAAAGTTTCATCATATGCAAATGCTTGTGCTACAGATATTAAATCATAAACAGCTACTTGCAAAGGTTTTAATCCAAGAACTAAGCGTATAACTTCTGCATAATAAACACCCGTTACCGATCCTGATACAATGAAAGAATTATAAGTTAGTGAACCTAATGCAAATGATATTTTTTCATCACCAAAATCATTGGCCCTTAAAAATCCATCATTTGCACCACTCGAATTATATTCTACTAATATATCCGTAAATCCTGCACTTACTAATTGATCATGTATATAATCTCTTGATAATCTATTAGATGATTGCGGATAAAGCATATATGATTTTACTACTTCTCTACGTTCACCAAGTGTTGAAAGCTCAGGAGGTATAATTCCATACCTTGCCTCCCAAGGCTCAGGATCAAAATTATCATTCACATACCAAACCTGATCGTTTATAATTAATTTGGCATAATCAATAACTAATTGAAAAGCATTGGCCAAAACCTCAAAAAGTATTTTTGTATTTAAAATACTTCTAAACGCCTTGCCGTCAGGCTTTATTTTTTCTATAAAATTATACCAACTCATTATATAAATTCTACTAATTCTAAACGTGGGCATTCGCCATAATATAATGCCAATGCCGGATCGTTTGATGGTAATAACTCAGGTGGATAAGTTGAACCGCCCCTATAACCTACTACATATTTACTAAATACAGCATATCCTGTCGTACTTAATATATCAACTTGCAAAACAATACTATCAAATGTTATATCCGAATTTGCAAGCAATTGAACTATATCAACTAATGCAACTGTGTTTTCAAATGTGTTATAACCATCACTTACCGTTATTAATTTATTTACTGTGTGTAAAAATGGTCTTTTAATCAATAAATAAGCCCTAATTAAGCTTTCAATGCTGGTTAACTGTCCCGAATCTCCATTTTCGACCTGTATTTTAATTCCAGAAATTTGAACCGGCAAAACATAAGTAGTATTTACAAATTCAAAAAATTCAACAGGAGGTTGGCTTTTGCCGTTAATATCATACTTAATCGCATCAATTGCATTATCAATCAAACCAGCGCTAGGAATTAAGACCTCGCTATCGGTTGATTCACAATATATTACAGCCTTACCTGCTTCGCCATCTGCCGTATAGGGGTATGAAGTCCGAAGTCCATTTACATCTGACACCCATACAACGTAATCACTAGCATTTCCGTTACCTAATCGAAGGGTTTCATAAGCCACAACGACAGACCTATAATGTTCTATTGTTTCGGTATCAACAGATTCTTCTGTAATTGCGGTTACTGTAATTGTATTTTCTGCATACGTTAAATTCTGTTTTGATGTTAATTCATCAGTAACAACTAATTTACCAGCCGTCCCGGCAATTAACGCCCTTATTGGAATAATGTCACCTCCTGCAACTAATTGAGTGCTTTCGTATGAATAAATCACCCCATTTATTTCAATAGTGAAAATTGAACCTAAAGGAATATCACCCGATCCCTTTGCTATTGTTGAGCAATTATATTCGCCTTTTATTGCTTGAAATAACCCACGGCCAATTTTATCTTGACCAATTTCTAATAATTTATCAGCTTGCATCGAACCTACCCAAATATTATTTTTTATTCCATCAATAATTTTCACAATTGTATATAATCCCAATGCAAAAACTTTCGACATTACAATAATATCGTAACCTGCATCAGCAACCGGAATATCAAGCTTATTGCACCAATCGGTTAATATTGAATTATATATATCACTGTATGTCATTTTAATACACTTTATAAGGTATGTTTTCTAAACTTTCTTTAGTTTTTGCATAAATAAAATTGTATGCATCATTATTTCCCTCTATTTCAATTTTTATCTCAATGGCACCTCTTGAAAATACTATTATTGCAATATCCTTAATTATGACATTAGGATTTTTTTGCATAAACCTATCAGTATCATCTTTAACAGCTTTTTTAATTAAACTTATATTAGTCGGTGTGTTTGAATTATAAGTGCTTAATGCATTTTCTGTTCGCGAAGCAACTTTTACATCATTAATACCAAAAGCTTTATCACCTAGCCAACTAGCTGATTTTGTGGAAAATAAAGCGCAATATAATTCACTGTAAATTCCATCATCCAAAATATAATCATTTCGTGCAAAAACAAAATAACCACCATCTAAAGTGTCAACTAATTTTAAATTTTTCATTTAACTTGTTTTCCTTGCAACATAATGTTTGCAACTATCTTATTATCAACCATTTAAGAGTTTCCAGTTGTTACTAAATTAACCCCGGTACTCTCAACATCAAGTCCAAATTTACCTCCGGTTTTGTCAACTACATTAATAGTAATATTTCCGTTAACAGTATTATTATTTTTCTTTTTTGACGAACTTGTTTTTGTCATTACTTCGCTAGGGCCTGCATTATTAACAATTTCATTTTGAATATTTGAATTATTAATTTCACCATTCATGGCAGATATTGCCAGTTCTTTTTGAACAGTATTAGTTGAAGTGTTTGAAATATCTTTTAAAACGCTTGAATTAGTTAGTTCTTTTTGAACCACTTCGGAAGTTCTATCCTGAACATTAACATCCTTTAAAATTGATGTTGAAAATTTGCCAGTCCATTCTTTATCTTTAGATTTCGTATTTTTATCAAGCTCAGTAGAATTAAGATTTAAAGATTTTATTAATTCGTCACTTGATTTATCCTTCGTCACTTCAATTTCAGTTTTAGAACTTATCATTTTCCGCGCTGTTCCGGAGTTAAGTTTTTTTATTCCACGTTGTTCAAATGTTAAGTTCTTGTTAATATCAACTCCCAACTCTTTTTGAGTTTGATCACTAAAAAAGTCAATCACTTGCCCTAATTTGTCGAATGCATCTAACATTGGCTGTATAGCAAAATCTACAAATTTGACTATCAAATCACCTATTTGACCCATCGCACTAACAAATGATTTCACTGTGCGAGTAAAAGTATCATCCGAAGTTGCAAGATATACAACAAATTGATTCCACTTTTCAGAAACCCAATCAATTATGGCACCTATTATTTTAAACGCTATAATTAACGGCAAAATTGCAGTCCTTATTATTTTTGCAAAAACATTATCAGATTCTTTTACCCATTTTACTATATCCTCCCAATAGATAATTAAAGCGGCAATTGCAGCAATTAAGGCGACTATTCCTACAATTATCCAGGTTATTGGATTGGCCAAAAGAGAGGCATTAAATGCCCATTGAACCACCGTGGCTATCTTAGTGGCATTATTCATTGATTTCATAGCCACTGAACTTGTTTTCATCGCAGTAGAAGCACTTTTCAGTAAAGCTGATTGCACACTTAAAACTGCATTCATACTAAACATTACAACCTTATAAGCTGCAAAAACTTTTATAGCAATAACTACTGATGCAATTATCGTATCCATATTTTCAGCAACAAAAGCCATAATATCTTTTAATGCTTGCATTTGATTGCCTTGTTCTTCAGTTGCTGTTATTGAATTTTTAAAGGCTGCCTCAATTTCCTTTAATCGATTTTGAAAAGTGTTTGATTTTATGTTCATTTGCTCAGTAGCGGTTGAAGTTCCGGTTACTGATTTAGTCATTTTTTCAAAATTATCAATATTCTTAAGCAATATCTGACCAGTTGTAATGTTTTCAGCTCCAAATGTTTTTAATAAAAATGCATCCTTTTTTTGCGAAGTGCCTAATTTATCAAATTTTAATTTTGCTTCATCTAATGCATCATTGATTTTAAATTGCCCACTTGCATAACCTATTCCAGCTTGTTGAAGTTTTAAAATTGAACCTCTTAATTTTGTACCGGCTTCTTCAGCAAAAATTGATTTTGAACCCATAACCTCAACTAATGCGACTGATTGTTCCATTGTGATATTAGCGCCCGATGCAACGGCCCCAAAATTTTTCATAGAAGCAGCAACATTGGTAATATTTGCAGAACCATAAACCGAACCTGCGGCTAATGCATTCATAACCCTTTCAGCTTGCGAAGCTTCCAAATTAAACTGATTCATTACTCCGGTCAGGCTTAATGAACTTTTCGCCAAATCATCACCACTTGCCTTACTTAATGTAATCGCTGCATTAGTTACCCTTCCGAGTGCATCTGCATTTGCCAATAATTCAGGTTTTGCGGAGGCAACTATTTCAAATCCTTTTGCTACATCACCGGAAAACAGTTTTTGTGCTTTTCCAACCGCTGCAACCTGACTTTTAAAAGCATCAAATTCTGATCCCGTTTTCCCGGTAATCGCTGATAAGCTTGCAAATGATGCGTCTAATTCTACATTTGCATCAATAATTGTAGTGGCAATAGCCAAAAATCCAATACCTAAGCCCAATTTGCCTAGTCCGCCTAGTCTCTTGCCTATATTCCTGCCTACTTGATTAACCCTTGCATTGAAGTTGTTCATTGCAATTGATGCAATTTTAGCCTGACGGACTATGCCACGCGACATACTTCGAGATGCAGCATTTATAGTCTTAAACACCCTACTGGCTTTATCGCCTGCCACTATATCGGTTTTTACTCTAAAGGGTCTCATTATTAGCTATTTAAAAAAAGCCCAATAATTAGGGCTTTTTCTTTGAGTTGAAATCTGCGATTTCTATAATTATTTCGTTATAAATGAAAAATAAACCTCTGTAATTATCACTTTGAAATTCAAATTTTTCGACTTGTTTAGGTGTGCATTTCCAATTTAATAATACGGTGCCTCTTACTGATTCAATCGAGTTGTATAATTCGATTATGCTATAATATCGACTTTTCGTTTCACTTGACTTATAGCCGCCAAGTTCAACAACCTTTATTTTAGTTACGAAAAAACTCGAAACAAGTCATTAAAAGGGAATAGTCGTTTTTGTGCATTTTTAAAATACTCCTAGCTGTCAAAATTACACTAGTTCCATTTACATTCACATTTGCTAAATTAGCAGCCATTGCAGCCCTAGTATAATCGATTTGGGCGGCATTATCATCTTTTTTGATTTTGATTTTTTTCGTGAATGCACGTTCACGGGCCTCATTTCTTGCGAACAATAATTTAATTTCATTTGTAAGAAACTCACCTTTTTCACTTTTAATTTCCCGGCGGACTTTAATAATCACACCATCATCCTCAAATAATACCTTGCCTTGCTTAATATAAGTTATAAGCTGAACATAATCATCAAGCGACTCTTCTGTAACCGCTTCAAATTCTTCATATTCGCAAATGTCAATCCTTGCACTTCTGATTTTTAGAAAAATTTCTTTTTCTTCATTATCAAGTTCTTCAATGAATTTTTCACTAATACTTTTTTCAACCTCTTTTTTAAGAGGTTTGTTTTGTTCTTCTTTTAGTTGTTGTATTGTTTTTTCTACCATTTTTATTTAGTTTTAAGAAATTATCCAATCTTTTGCCGATGCAAATTTTAATTCGATCGTTCCAGTTCCGTTATAAATCGGGGCGCCCACAAAAATTCCTGTATTTGAATAAATGCTGCCGTCAGTCATAACGCAATTAGCTGGAATTTCAGCATCATCGCTAAACCTTGCAGCATCAATTGCACTTTTAATAAATGCCTGGTCTTCATCTTTATAAGCAAAAACACCCTGTATATATGACCTTGTGGGCATAACATTTAATATCATTTGACCGTCATTTGTCAACCCATCATCTGCATCCTCTACTTCTGATGTAAAAGGCTTTATTTCAGGATCTTCGCCTGCCTTACCGGATAGAACCACCTCCCCGCGCGGAGTGGTGATAAACATCGTTTGAATTTTTTTTGTTTTAAATCCCATTTTTTCTATTTTTTATCCGTAAAATTTATTAACCGAAATTTCATTTGCAATAATCCGCAACAATGAAGTTATTAGATTTGGCGAAAGTACATCAAATCGACCTGCGTTTGATGGATTAATCCCAACATCCAAATTATTTTGTGCATATTCAAAATCAGCAATGTAACCATATTCTGTAAATGGTTTTATGATTTCGTTCAAAATACCCGCCTTATACAGATCAGGACTCGTGATCCTTACGCTAGGCAGGGCGTTTGGTGCTATTGTTTTGTTTTTTTGTTTATCGTTAAATTTCTTAAATTGATCCAATATGTTGAAAATAATCATATTGTCACGAACATATTTAAAAATCGGATCTGTTTCACCTTCTGGCCTATAAGTAGTTATAATGTCTCCTACATAGTAACTGTCATTCTTGAAATTGACAGTTGAGCAACCAGCTTTTACAAGTACGTCCCGAAAATCATAATTAATAATTTCGCCTACATTATTGTCCTCTGGCTTAATCGCATAAAGCATTACATCATCAAGAATGTCCTGTTTTGGATCACCGCTTGATTTCTTAACGAACATTGCAAGCTGTTCCGCTGCATTTACATAGGTAAAACTTTGACCATTTGGAACCGGGACATAAACATTTGTATTTTTGTCAAGCCTTGTATCGGTAATGGCTATTAGTGGGGCTGATTCATCTTCGAGCGTGCCTGTCCAGGCAACAAATGGAGTCATATTTTCAGGTGCATATTTGCCATTTCCAGCCGCCGGGGTGCCATTAAAATCTTCAAATTCATCTAATATCGCATTTGTAATGCCATTTCCAAGACAGTTCAAAACATGCGGATACCAGTCATTTTGCATTTTTGCTAATTCAGTTGTTGGAATTACTTGACCAGTACCAGGTGTTTCAACTTCCGCAAATGTAATACCTACACTATCATTAGAATAGACAGCTATATTTAATTCTGCAGAACTTTGCCCCTTCCATTTGCTGTCAATATCGACAAATGTTGTTGGTGTTACTGTTGTAACTTCACAAGGCAAATTAATTGCTGCATTGATTGCATTTTTAATTTTCACCAAAACTTCGGCCAGAGTATCGTCTTTTACTAGCGAAATAGCAAGCTTTTCACCATTAATATTCAATACCAATGTGCCTGTAGTTGTGACAGTTGCACCCGTTCCAGTTAACGCCCAGCTCGTAATTGTGCCAGCAACATCTTCGGGAACAAAGAAAAATTTAACCTCAACATCAACACTTAAATTATCAAAAAACATCACGGCTGCCTGATGTGAAGGACTACCATAACCAGCTACTTCAGCAACTGCTTTTGAAGTCAAGGGCACCAAAACACCCCCATCTTGTGCTATCTCAGTTTGCATATCTGCATTTCCTTCTGAAAAAACAGCTATTTTTTGCTCCAATAGTGGAGCTAATCCAACGGCTGCACCTAATCCAACTTTATAAAATGATCCCGAAGCTTGAGCATTCGGCTTAATTGCACTTGCTGTATTTCCCATTATAAATTTGTTTTTTGAATAACTTCTATTTCGTTAACACCCAATTTATGGGTAGTATTTATTTCAGTTAAAGGTTCGTGTGTATTGAATTTTGCAACTTCTGCAATTTCGCAAACTAAAGTCAAATTTCCATACACTATATTTTTATCGTTCATTGTTTTCGAAACCTCAAATTCTGTTGATATTGCAGAAACTTTGTAAGTTCCACTATCAGAAATAATATTATTATCATCTACTTTATAATTAAACAAGTAGTTTTTAACATCCATATCATTCAAAATAATATATGCAGCATCACAAATTTTTCTTAAATTTTCAAGTCCATTGGCTAAAATTCCAATAATAAAAATATTTAAATTATTATCTTGCCCGTGAAATTGATTTTCTGAATTGGTTGATTTTGCTTTTATTACCGAGCAAAAAGCCGGGTTTATTTCTTTATCTGAAATTGGATTGAGTAAATAAGAATCTGTTTTTACAGCTAATGGCAAAAATGTTTTTGCAAAATTAGTTCTTTGATTTAAAAATTCGGCTTGTAATATTTCACGGATAAGTTCTAAAAATAGTGTACTATTTAAATCATAAATCGAATATGTGATTAAAGAATTATACACTATTATCTTCTTTTAGTTCGCAAAAAATAGCATTTACATTACTATTATACATTGAATTTTCTATAAAATAACACTTAGTTCCAACATTATCGGTAATTTCAACAAAATAAGCTTTCAATGAAAAATAAGAAGCCATGAAAGTTAATTCATCCATTGATAATGTAAGCAAACTTTTATGACCTTGATAAAAAACCTGTTTATTTTCATTTTCAACTAACTGAGGTTTCTTGTCATAAGTACCCCGACCTTCAAAAACTAACGAACCACCTTTATAATCATACAATTTGACTTCTGAATTGAATAAGTCTTCATTATTCAAAAATTCTTTGAAGTCATCCTGTATTACTTTATTCATTAATATTTACCTTCTTTAATCCAATTATTTTTAAGCCAAACATTAAGTTCATTATGATACTTACCCATTACCTTTTTTGAAATAACTGGCTTTTTTTCAGCATAAAAATGACTTTTTTTGTTATATCCCCAAGATAGGTGGGTTACATTCATGATATATGTAACTTCACCTATTTCTTTGACCTCTTTTTTATTTTCAACTGGTTTTTTAACCTGTTTTTCTTCTTTTTTTTCTTCCATAATATTATGAGTTTACGATTGCTGCATAAGTTTTGTTAGGGGTTAACATTTGTGTTAGGAATTTACGATAAATACCCATCACAAAGGCCCTGGAAGTTACCTTGTTCCATTCAGGAGTAATTAACCAACCCCTCATTGAAGGAACAGCGGCTAACAATCTACGCATTTGAGAAGATTGAGCGATTAAATCGTTCATGGTTATGATTTCAACCGGCTGTCTTTGTAAAACATTACCAGTTGCAATAACCCATACTTGATCTGTAGTAACCCACTGTTCTGGATCGCCAGCATCATTGGTAAATGTCTGATTATAAGTAAAAATGTGATAAATACCAACAGCTCCCTTTTGGACTGATTCACGATAAGTTGCGCCTTTTGGAATATTTTTATTCATGCTTGAAGATACATCTCTCACACGCTCAACCCTGTAATTTCTTCTTTGATTTGAATCATCCTTATAATCATCTGAATTAACATAAGCTTTGTAAGATGAACGACTCATTAGAATAATAAACTCATCATCCCCACAATTACCCCTGTCAGATACTTGTTCACACCAACGATCCATATCTTGATATGGTTTCATAGTTGATGCATTTGCAATTATCCATTTTAAATTAGCGGTTGTAATCGTTTCGCTATTGGAAGCATCCCTACCAAAATCGATAGTTTGATAATTATCAAATTGGATGGTGCCAGTTTTCAAAATTTGCTGAACATGGCTATCAGCCGCACGCTTAATCATTTCAATGCATAAATTTGATGCATTTCTGGTACGCTCAACCAATACCGGTGCCTGGCTTCTTTGCACAGTCATTGTTTTAAAATTCACCATGTATTCCTGATTTTGAATCAGGTCATTTGTATTAATTGAAAAACCGTTGCCATATTCAGGAGCCGTGAAAAGTTCATCCGTGAATTTGGTATCTTTGATTAAAGTAGCCTCCGAACTTTCCGCTATATCTTTTGCAACGGGTCGGAAATAAACCTTCCCCATTACCCTTATTTTTGGCTCTTTCTGAGGCGGAGCTTCAACTGCCATTCCTGACAAACCATGATCTTCTTTATAAACATCTGGAACATATGTGATTAATCCCGAAATTAGATTGGGAATTAATTCTTGTATTGAAAAACTTTGTACTGGCATCTTTTTAAATTTTTAAGATTAAACTTGTGCATCTTTGAAATCAGATAAATTCTGAGCGGATGGCTCTATTTTTACAACTGTATAAGCAACAATAGCACTTCCAATACTAACGCCCAAGGTAGTAATTACAGTTTCTAAAGTTTCAGCCCCATTTAAAACTATTTTATCTTCAAAAATAGATGATTGATCATCACCAACACCAACTAATGCCTCAACTTCTTCGGCTGCACCAGCTGGAATAACAGTATCATAAAGCAAAAATCCATATGGAATTTCAGATCCATCAGCGGCAGCCGCAACAACCTCTTGAGCTATTGTTTGATCTGCGGTTGTTAATCCAACTAATGTACCTGCTAAAATAGTTCTTTCACTCGCTGTTCCGTTAACAAAAGTTTTGAGTTTTTGTTGATTTGGAAAATTCAAAAAAGTCTTATCAACTGTATAATCATTTCTTACATGATTAGACAAATCTGGATTTGTATTTACGGTTATTCTCATGATTATTTATTTTTTTCGATTATATCATTAACTCCGGTAATTTCATCCAATTCAGACAAAGCATCTTCTTTTTCCTTATTTTCTTTGCTAACTGTCTGCTTTGCAGGAATAATAGCATCTTCACTTCCAGCTTCTAAATCATCAACTTTTTTAGTGTTGAATTTCTTTTCCATGAAATACTCAACATCTTTGATGTTTAACTTTTCGCCTGATTTAATAAGCTCATTTGCTTTTTCAAGGTCATATTTTCCATAATCCATTATTTCAGCAACTCTTTCTTTTTCAGATGTTTTTCCAAGTGCCAAAATTGAATTATAAACCTCTGGATTTCCAGTCAATAATTGACTAGCTGTAATATCTTTTATATCCATATCATTTTTTGTTTTTACGTTATCTTGTTTTTTTAATCCGTATTTTTCAGCTATATGTTGCGGTATTTGATAGCCTATTTCATTTGTGGTCAGTAATGTGTTTGATTTTCCATCTAAAAGGTCATAAACTTCATCAAATAAGCCAAAATGTTTGGCATCTTTTCCGGTGAACCAAACATTTACTATATTTTCGCCTTCGGCCAGCATGACAGTTTTTAAATTATGTCCTGTCCTTTTCTGAAACTTTTCTTCATCGATTTTTTTTGCGAGTGCATTATAAAGGAATTCATTTGTATGCTTCATTTTAGCATCCCCACCGCCACTTGCAGCATGTAACATTACATCACTTTGAGCGGCCCCCCTCACTTTATCAAAAAATGGCAACATGACAGTGCCCATTGAAGCAACTATTCCGGTTACATTTGCCGTTAATTCATTTTCTTTATTATTCAAAAAATCAACAAATTGTTGACCTGCCCAAACGGAACCGCCCATGCTGTTCCATGAAATTTCAGCATCCTCACCAACTGATTCAATTTCTTTAATCAATTCGTTAATCGAATATGAACCTATGTAATACGGTAAGTCTGTATTTATTTTTTTCATAAGTGTATAAAAAAACCCTTCTCTGAAAATCAAAGAAGGGTGAACCTCGCTACATGAATTTAATTAAACGCTAAATTACAACTATTTTATTAATTAGCAAAAAAATAGTAAATTATTTAAAATAACAACTCACAATATACTGATAATTAGATTGTTACATCCATGTATCAACAAAGAAACAACTAATAACAACTAATATCAATTAATGTTCTGACAATCAACATATTACATGTCTGTTAGAATGCAATGTAATATTTTTACTGTATAATTGTACATTATATTGCAAGGAAATTGAGTTAAACATCTAATAATTGCGGTTCGGGCAAATTTTCTTTCTCCACCACAACCACCATCTTTTTACACTTAGGACAAATTTTCCTAATCACCCCTACAAACTCACCTTCAAATAAAATAGGCTGCCTACACTCACTATTGTCACATCGGTATTTTTTCATCTTTTTCCGGATGTAAATCTTTTGGAATTTGACTTGCTTCATTGGCAACCTGGGTTAAGACACCTTCATAGTCACCTCCACTAACAGCATTTATAATATTTTCGAAAGTATTATAAGGTATTAATTCCCTATACTTTTCAGGTACCTGCTCTTTAAGTGATTTGATAAATTTTAGTGGATCTATTGGTTTTAATTTTGTTCCTTCAAAAGAACTATTGGTAATTGCCTGAATTGTAATAATATCATCATCATTGTAAGCTTTCAATAATGGCGGGCAATCAATACCTCCTTTTAAAACTTGCAAATAAATAAACATATCGAACACCTTCTTATATAACTGATTTGCTGGTATTAATTCGGTCAAAACATCTAAAACAAACTGAAAGTCAGACCTTGCACCCATCGAAGCCGTATAATTTGAATTATAAGAACTAATTAAAACTTCATAAGGCTGGCCAATTGCAGCGGATAAGGTTTGCATTGTGCTTTTTAAATAATCGCCCTGGTCGCTTTGCGAATTTGGGTTTAAAATTTTCGCTTTGACCCCTTTTGGCAGGTCCATTACAATACCATTTCCATTGAGCTTAAATTCGGCTGCATTTGCACTCATAGCAACCTCTGCGTCAGTTGCACATTCTGCACTTTCGAGAGGTGCACCCATATTTAAAGAGCTTAACGAATTATCATTAAATACTTTCTCAACTGTACTGTTTTGATCTTTTTCATAAGCAAAAACCATTTGTGAAAGTAATTGGGCGTTTTTTGAATTGGCAATCAAATAATCATTGACATGTTTCAGTGTTTCAAAAATATGACTAATCAAAGGCATCGAACGGGTTTCGCCTTGCTTTTGCAAATCAGATTGCTTATACAACCAAGCAGACCTTATTTTTGTTCCAGGAAAAAAAGCACTTATTCGCTTTGTACCAAAATCTAAATTTTTAGGTTCCGGAGTGAAAACACCGTTTGAAATATCAGTTTGGATTAAAATATGATAGGCAACTACTTCGTTCTTATCATTAAATTCCACACCTTCATTAACACTATTTCCTTTTTGCACCTCATCATTGGTAAGTATAGGATTAGTTACGCATTGACCACTTATAACCTGAATGTTTGGAAATCCGTTTTTAATTCTCATCAATAAAAGTACATCACCATCACCACAAGCATTGAAATCTGTATGCCTTGATATTTCATGCAAATTTTTTTCACCTGAATAATCAGAAAGTAATGTTTTTGCAAAATTCCTAAATAAATATTCGGTGTCCTGTATAAATTTTCTTTGTTTTTCTTTTCCAATTTCTTCACTGCCATAATAATCAATAAATGGTTTCTCAAAAGGCCTGGAATTAAAAAGTAAACCGGAACCTATTTGCCAGTTGACCCTTTTTTGAACCATCAAACCTGCAAGGTGGTTTTTTAGTAGAAATTCCCAACTTCGAACCCTTAACTGTTCATAATCAATTATTATTTCTTTAGGAACTCCAAGTTCATTAATTGTATTTTCACCAGTAAATAATTGATAATTAATAGCATATCTACCCAATAAATTAGTCAATTCAGCATTTTCAGAACTTAATTTATGTGTTTTTTCCTGCAAATCTTGATTTACCGATGATATTTTTTCGATTGTTTTTTTACCAAACATATTAACAGTTTTTTACTTTTATAAAATAACCCCTGCCTAATTTTGCATCAATGTTTGCAATTTGCTCATTTATGTATTTCTTCATTTTAATTAATTCGTCAAGTGACTGGGTTTCTGCCTGATGAGTTGTTTCCTGATTTGAATAGGTGTATCTTTTGTTTTTTTGCTTAATTATGGCTAATATTTGAGCATTTATTGCAGATAATTGCTCAACCAAATCAGCCCTTTCTTGTGTTAATTCCTCAGTTGTTGCCATATATAATTATATTAATTTACAAATATACAAAAAATTACTATATTTGTGGTTCATAAGATTGTTTTACCATTTATTACCCGGCCCTGTACTCAGCAGGGCTTTTTTTTGTTAAAAAATGTTAAATAGTTACATTGTGTTGTTTTTTGTTGTATCTTTGTAGTGTAATTAAAAAACAAACTTATGAAAACAAGCAACGAAAAAATAAAGAGCCTTGATAAGGCAATAAGTAGCATGGCTTTGAGAATTGAAGAAATACAAAAACAAAATGAAAAAATAACCTCGCTAATCAAAAACCAAACCTATGAAACCATTAAAAAATTTAAATATTAAAGAAAAAATGAAGCTTATCGATGAATTAAATCGAAAGCTGAAACATGCACTTTTAGAGTTGATAAGAAAAATAAATGAAACAAGTAAATTAATTAAAAAATAACCCACTACTCCAAGGAAACCGATGGGGGCATTAACAAAAAAATAATGGCAGGTTCGATTCCTGATAGTGGGGCAAAATAAAAACCACAGTTTTAACTTTAAAAAATTGAAAGGAGTAGATTTAACAACTAAAAATCACTGATTAAAATTAATCCTGAGTAGTATTAATTTAAAAAAGTGATAAATGAATAAAGTAATTTATACTGATAAATGGGTAACTATTTATCTGGTAAACGGATTCAATAAATTATGGCTTGAATTTAAATGGAATGACATGAGTATTCCTCTTGATAACTTAATAGAAGCACACACAAGGGCAATAGAGGTTGCCGTTGCCAATAGCATAAAAACCTTTATGGCTCGTTTAGAAAATACAAAAAAGGGTACAGAATTATCAGAAGCTTGTCTCACTTGGTGGGGCACGATTTGGGTAAAAGTGCTGGTATCAAAAGGCGTAAAGAGAATTATAAGCATTCATAAAAAACAGGACAAAATTGAATGGGCTATGGATAAGCAAAAGGCAAGATCCTGGGAGACACCATCAAAAAATGCAGGAATCGAAGGTTTTGACCTTGATGATTACAACGAAAGCTGGAAAGGCATAGTTTAACTCAAAAACGTAAATAACCAATATAACCTAACCTATTTTTTAAATTTTTAAATTAAATAAAAAAAAGAATGGGTTTAAATAACATATTAAAAAAATACTTCAATATTGCTGATCAAGTTAAAAATATTACTATAAAATTAACTAATACAGTAAATCAGTACAGTGAATTGCTTGACAAACATGAAGAAATTCATAGAGAAACACTTAGAAAGTGGGAAAACGCCAAAAAAGAACTTGAAAGTCAAGAATATGGTGGTATAAATTACAAAAAATAAGCTATGGAAACAGAATTTTTAATAATAATTTTGGCTATAATATTAATAATTATTTCTTTTATTATGGGCTGCAAAATTGGAAAACTTAAGGCCGACAAGGCCTTCGAAAGTGAGATGTTAAAGGTTATAGATAAGGTTCATTGTGAAACAAATACTCTTATCAATAATTACGAAAAAAGCAAAGAACTCTAAAAAAATACTTATCGACCAAGCCGTTTTTCAACTAAAAAAAACGGACAAAATGGAAGAAACAACAAAATGCCCCGTTTGTGGCGACGAAGTAGAACAAGATTCAATAATAGTTTATTGCAAAAATTGTGGATTTAACATAAGAAAAAAAGAAAACGACCCTAAACCAAAATCCTCTTAATTAATTAAATTCAGCATATGAAGTTTAGAATTATTTTAAAAACGTTTGATTTGTCTGCAAAATCGGAGAAATCAATTAAAAAAGTAATCAAAAAAACAGAGAAAAATGACAAAAAGAAGAAAAGCAGGCATGCGCATGCGAGCACACAGACAGCATAAGCTAATAATACGCAGAAAGTAATTAACCAGGCCACACATAGATGTGGCCTAAAAAAAACAAAATGAAAAAAATAAATACAATATTAAGAATCACATCCATATTAATAGTTATATCTATCTTATCAATAGCAGCATTTATAAGAAAAATATTTGAATTAATCATGTGCCTTGTTCATAAACCTTAACGAAAACAGGTTCACCAGGCGCGTTCCTTCCATCAGCAAAAATAACATACGCCCAAAAAGCCCACGTTCCAGGTGCGTCCAATTCAGCGTCCAGAAATTCATAATATAAATCTTCGGTGCCTGAAATTATTGCCTCCCAATAATCTATTGTTTCATCAGGTTTTTTGTAACCTATTCTCACAGTTGGTGCACCTGTTAATACTACACCTGTTTGCAATGTTAGCTTTAGATTACTTTGATTTACGTATATTTTGCCGTTCATTTTTTTTTTGGTGTTAAATTGTTATAGTCCATCCATTTCCAATCAAATTATTATAAACTGTGTCACTTGCCGCTGTTCTTGCTGTATTTGCGCGTTCGCTGTGAACGCAAACATTAGTAATATTGTTATTAATTTTTTCATAAATTTAACCCTCCTGAGATTGGCACGTTTGATAAATCCAGCATTCCTGTTAAATTACAGCTATTTATAGTAATGGATTTAATATTTACGTTCTAGTATTTATTTTATATTAGATTTATTTCATTTCTAATTGCATTTATATATGGGTCATTTTTTAATAACGTCCATTCTATCCTATGAAACAATCCAGGTATTTCATAATCTGAAAATGTTTTTCCTAATGATGTTAGAATCCCTTCCCCTGTTTGTGAATTAGCTTTCCCACTATCTGTACTTCCATACACAACAATTGTTTTTTTAGTTCCAACTCTATCTATTCTTATATCCGCTCCTGTTGGGGTGTAAGTTCCACCATCCATATGAGAATGAGGTATATAACATTTCCATAATGCTGCAATTGTATCATTCCAACATCCTATATAATGAACACCAATCGCACCTCTTGAAAATCCGCAAAGAGATACATTATTTGAATCTGCATTATAAGTTGATAGCACTTGTGTTAATATATTTTGCCATAGTGTTACTGTTGCACTTGGATCGTCAGTTGGATTACCATTTCCCCACCAGCTATTTAACATTGCTGTTCCTGCTGTATTTATGCAAGGTACTTGAACAACTATAAAATTACCTTTTGTTAGTCCAAATCCTAACATCGGATCGTTTGGTAGACCTGTATGCCCTAAAAATATATTTCCAGGAATATCAAATATAACTTTATGAGGTGTTCCCGTTGATGAATAATTTTTCGGTAAATATACAGAGTACCATATATTTGCATCATATTGTATCTTAATTCTTTTATCTGGTATTGCCCCTCCCAGTTCAATCTCAGGATTAATAATCCCATTTGTCTTATTTAATACACTCAATAGCTCATTTGTAAATTTTTGAAAATAAAATACATGAAGGTTATTTGTAAACTTTTTACCTATCCAAACAAAAGATAGTTTTCTATCTGAATAAGTAAAACCCCCTATCCCATCTGATACTGCATGAATTAGTATATTCGCACTAAAAACTGCTTGAGAGGTCAAATTAGCACCCATCTCAACTACACCATTTTTATATATAGTTGTAGTTGTTCCATTTTTCCATGCAGTGTATAATCCTGTGCTGATATACTCTGCAAAAATAGTAGTAGATCCATCTGTTAGTAGTGCAGCTTTACAATATGAATTTGCTGCATCTTTTGCAGACAAATAACATTTATGAGTTGCATCCTGATAATTTCCAACATCACCTACTCCGCTTATAGAATCAGTCATACTACTCAATGCAATTGATAGGTCTGTTGCTGATAATGTATTGATATTGATATGTGTGTCTATATATCCCCCAGCACTAACAGATCCTATATTATCTCTTGTGATACTTCCCACATCGGTTAATCTATACGCCCCATCGCTATCAACAGGATTAAACAGGTTGTATTTCTGGCTATCATAAGTAGTACCATATAGCAAATAACATGCGGTTGCTTGTGATGTAATTTTATATAAATCCATCATATTAAACCACTTATCAATATACTGTCTATGTAATTCGGTAATAGTAACTACTGCTTTATAAGCCGTTGTCTTAGGGTTTTCAGACTCAGTATAATGATATAATTGGGTAATCTCCTCTACGGATAAAAATCTATTGTAAATATACACATCATCTATAATGGTTGCGTCTGGGTATGCAGCAGTTTTATTTATTGTTAGTGTATCGGTTTTAGCCCCTAAGTTAGATAATGTACCTGAATATTTTAATACTTTATCAATATAAATCTCGTAATTTTTAGCTGCATTTATTTGAATTGTGACAAATTGCCAAACATTATCAGTTATTTCTGCGACTGAACTAAGATAATCATAACCAGAACCTACCCTCCCTATAAAAACTTTATTAAAATACGAGCCAAAATATAATCCGCCTGTTGCGTCAAACTTAAAAGCTGTATACTGCCCACTTCCAACAGGCTTTTTAAGCCAAAAATTAAAAGATAAAGTAGACTCGTTGAAATTATTATCTAAGGTTATGTATTGTGCAGAATTATATGTATAAGCACTACTGATAGCCCCAAATTGATTAGTGGTTAATGTTGCCCCTGTTACTGTTCCATTGTGACCATTGCCACTTAAATCATTTGCGTTACCATTGAATAAATAATAAGCAACTGGATTTGCTGGTAAAATATATTTTACAGGGGGATACACTTCCCCTATTAATCCCCTATTTGCTAGTAATAAACTCATATTATTTATTTTTTAAGTTGCTGGTTCGGCGGCTTTTATAAGCCAAACGGGAAGCGTTGGTGAATTATATCTTTCTAATTGTATTTCTATTATATCATCTGTTCCAGCAGATATTGTTAATGTTTTAGCTATACTATCCCATATTCCTATGTTGGGCGCAATTGATAACTTAAACTCATGCTCTGCTGTAGTTGCAAATGTTATTATGACCGTCCCCGTAAATTGATATACATTGCCTATTAATTTTGTATTAACACTATTTATTAGTACTACTGAAAAATTTGTATTAATCGTTAATGCGCCGACGCTTAATCTAGGCTCAAACATTGCCTCTTGACTGCCATTACAGTCTAATGTCAGTACTCCCGTAGCTAGTGCGGGCTCTGTTGCTGGTATATATATATTAGCATCAGTTAAGAATGCTAACGTTCCGTCTTTCGCTTGTAATGTAGCTGTGTAACTAGTAGCCCCTGTATTCGCTGTAGTTACTACAACAACCCCTGTACCTATTCCTTTTATTGCTAATTTATCCTTATCAAACGTTTTCAATCCTATTACTGACTGTATTCCTGCAAGTAACATGTCTCCTACTCCATCGCCTACGATATCCCACTTGGCTGGCGTAGTTATTGGCGATTCCCCTGGGGCTGTTGTTGCATTGCACAAATATTCTTTGAAACCTGAATTATCAATAATAACAGATTCTCCTGAAACGTATACCCTTGTGTTATCGTATAAGGATTGATATACTTCTGAAAAATTTTCATTTATTATCGTTCTGGCAACAAGTCCCGTATCACTGTTATTAATTATTTGTTTCATTTCTATTAATTTTAATCAATCCAAAATTCATCATCAATCCAAATTCCAGAATCATTCCAAAAACCAGTAGCTAAAATCCAATTTGTAATTACATCTTCAATCCCAATAGGACTAACATGGACCAATTGATTTGACATAGTACTACCATCAACAATATCATTAGTAATTTTACTAACAAACGTTTTTCCAATAGTAATCAAACTTGGATATGTAATATTGTCTTTTGCCATTAATCTACAAATATACAAAAAAAAAGAATAAGTAATAAAAATGTTAAATAATGTTAAAATAGTTACATCATGTTGTTTTTTGTTGTATCTTTATACTATGAAAACAACAAAAGAAATATTAATAGGAGGACAGGCTTTAAGAAACTTAGGAAGTGACAGACACACAAATGACGTTGATTATCTTATCAATGACATTACTACAAAAGAAGCTTTTATTACTTCTGAAAAAGTTGATTTTTTAAATGCAAACGGAAACAAATTTTTCGCAGAAATTTTCAAAATAGAAGAAGGAAACACAGAAGCAACTCCACAAAGCCTATTTGAACTTAAAGCTTATGCACTTGTTCAACATTGCCAGAACATGAATTGGGCGAAAGCTGATGCATGCGAGTACGATATGAAATTTTTAGTTAGAAATTTCGGTTGTTCGGCCAAAATAGTTAGAAAATATGTTAGTGCTGGTGAACTTTCTGAAATTCAAAAAGTTGTTAATTCGGTAAGAAAATAATATTCACTTAAAAATTTACAAAATGAAAAACTGGAAAAATTACAAAATTACAAAAAAAGCCATTAAAGATGCTTTGACATCTGAAAAACAATTTATTTATCACATGAATTACTATTGTAGTGATTTTAATGATGTTTTAATACTTTCTTGCAGAGCCATAGAGCCTAAGATTACGCAAAAAGAAACAATCAATTACATTTACGATAACATCGGTGATGTTATAATAAATGCTAAATTTAATATAGAGATAGTTAAAGAATATCTCGATTTAGTTCCGTAAAGTTTCTGTAAATTCTTTGCGAACTTCGCCCCGACACCTCCCCAGGTTCGGGGTTGTGGTGGTAGAAGGTAGTATTAATTAAAAATTTACGAAATGTTAAAAATTGGAACAAAAAAAGAAACAGGAAAAGACATGATGTTCAGTAGTATTGAAGAAAACGGCCAGCTCTGGTTAAAAGAGTACGCTTTACCACAAAAAAGGTGGTTGTATTTTTCAGAAATAGGAACAATGCTAAACGGATGTGAGCGTACAGGAGGCACACACTCCTTTAGTACATATTTCCCTAACTCAAAAACAGAAGATGTGATGGATAATATCGAAGATTGCAACGAAAATTCTCAGAGATTCCAGAAATTACTATTGAAACAGAATGAAATCACGTTCATAGAGCGTGGAAATCCAAATTCTCTGAACACAATTAAAGGTGATAGGGTAACTCCTTATTATCACCTAACAGGAGATGAAAAAAACCAAATTGCTAATTTCAAGAACAATAATAAAGAAAAACAATTTCTTGTTAAAATAGGAGATTGGTTTTTAACAACCACGAAAAAAAAGGGCACTGAAACTGTTCTTTTTGGAATCTAATAGTTCTTGCATACCGCGCCCCGACACCTCCCCAGGTTCGGGGTTGTGGTGGTAGAAGATAGTATTCACTTAAAAACAACAAGATGAAAACAACAGCAAAAGAAGTATTTGAAAGTGATAATTGGATTATCATTAAAATATCACTAGGATTAAAAAAAAATGTTCGAATAGATGCCAGAACCCGCTTTCATATAGCTGATGGCAAAAATAGTTATTCAGAATGGATTTCTGTAGCTTATGCCAACAAACTATACGGCAAATCGATTTTTAGTAATAAAAAATTTCAATTTTAAAAATTTGCAAGATGGAAACAACAAAACAATATCAAAGAAACAACGGCACAATAGAAATATCTATTGATACCTATACCCGAAATGGTGATATAATTGGCGATATTGAAATCAATTGCAATTGTGGTGAAGAAAAATTAATAACAGGTGAACATAAAAGGCATGACACTATTTATTGTAAATGTGGCGAAAGGTTTTCTTATTAGCCCCGTAAGTTTCTGCAAATTCTTGCGAACTTTCGCAATGAATGATTCATCAGATTGGAATGAAAAGTTTTACACAAATAAAAATAACGAAACAAATATATACATTAATGGAATTCAAATTAATGTTACCACAATGTTTGACGCTTGCATTACAAAAAGATATTTCGTCAGAAGTGAATTTGATTCTTATTTTACACCTGAGTTAGAAAAAATGATTGATTTAGAATTAGAATTAATTTAATTATTCACTTAAAAATTTGCAAAGATGAAAATAACGAAAAAAAACATCCAAAAATTAACCGATGGGGACATCGGAACTATCATTGAAAAAAGGCACGGAATGACAAATCTTTTAAGTCATGTTAAAAAAACTGAAAATATAATATCAGTTGAGGCAAGAGAAGACCAAGGAGCAACGGTATTTTCAATAGATTCATTTTGTGAAGCATACAAAGGGAAAAATCTAATTTGGATATAGTCCAATGAATTTCAAAGCGTAATGCCCCGACACCTACCCAGGTTCGGGGTTGTGGCGGTAGAAGATAGTATTAATTAAAAAACAAAAAAATATGGGAAAATATGATTTGGAATATTTCAAAAGTCAAGACGATCCAAAAAATAGCTATTTGAAGGCTATAGGCCTTGATAATGACGGCCACATCGTCTGGGAAAAATACGGGTGTGATAAACGCGACTGCAATTGTATGGGTTCATGGAGTAACGGGGAAACAGATCAAATTAAGACATACATATCACGGCCAGACATGTAAAAAATAGAAAAATTATTAACAGCCCCGACACCTCCCCAGGTTCGGGGCCATTAACTCAACAAAACCCCATTCTCTAGCGCCGCTTCAATAATCAACTTACAAGCATTTTCCCAACTAGGTTTAATTACCTGGCTTTTATAAACTGCTTTTTTATAAGGATTTGAATTTGAGCAAATCAAATCAATCATAAAAATACGACAAAAAACACCATAAATATTAACGTCCCAAAAGTGATTTTGAATACCAGTTTTCTTTTTCTCCCAAAGGTACTTATCAACTCCGCCCTCAACTTTTTTTACAATTTTACTTTCAGATTCAAAATGAGCAAAATAATTTCTATATGTATATTTATTTATTTCAGTATCATATTCTGGATAGTTCATAAAATGTTCGTCCTGATGTAATTGTCCTGAATCATCAATGTAACTATTTGAATCTATGTATTTTGAAACCCAATCTTTTACAACATTTACGTTTAATAAATAAAACCCCCCAGTTGAACTAGTCCGATAAATATTACCAAAATCAGTTTTAGTTTGAACAATGAATTTTTCAGGATCTTCGCCCTTAACACCTATACACAAAATACCCTTTTGCCTCATTCGCCTAACAAATTCTAATGCATAGTCCTGAAAAGCCCCAATATCAACAGCTATAATAGTTAATTGTTTTTCATGTTTTCCAAATTTTTGCATTACAATTTTCTCAAATTCAGTCCAAATACTGTCCATTACATCAAACCTATAAGTCATTTTTGTACGTTCAACTTCAAGTTTACCAGTATTAATACCTTCTTTTTCTAGTGCCAATCGTTCAATTTTTGGAATGAAAGTACCAATACTTCCAGCATCTATACTGTAAGTTGGCCCCTTAGCTGAATGCCCAATTAATTCATAATCCAAACGCCCATCGTTCTCATATCCGTTCAAGTCACATGCCAGACTAATAATCATAATTTCACCATTACCATCTTTTTTTGATAACTCAAACGGACATTCACCAATTTTATAATCCCTTCTATTTTGCTGTAATTTTGTGGATTTTATTTTTATTCCTTCTGGTTTGTAGGGCTTTCCTTCTATTGAATTTGTAAAACTCTGTATTTCAGAATCACTCTTAACGCCTCCACGGGGCCATGCTGCCTGATATTCTTTTGCAAAATCATACCAGTTATCCATAGTTAGAGGTGCATATAATGCCGAAATCCTATAACTTACAAATCGTTTGTCTTCTCGCTCAATTGTCGGTTTCCAAATGCCATTATTAAGCATTTCATATTTATGTTTTTTTTCCTGAAAATCATTTTCGCATTTTCCACAACGGTATCTTACACTTTTTTCAATGACCTCATCATTTCGAACATCAAATATAACTCCATATCTCGTATTATTTTCATTCCTTTCATTCCATACCAGCTCAATATATTCACCACATTTCGGACACGGAACATAATATACGTTTTGATTTCCACGCAAATAAAGCTTATAAATCAAACTGCTATCCAAAAGTAAAGGTGAACTGATATAAAATATTTTCTTTGAGTCCCCAAAACTTCTAGTCCTATCTTCCATCAACTTCAAAAAACTACCTGAATCTTTTGAAATACCTTTGAAAGCGTCCAATTCGTCGGCAATAACTGATCCAGCAGTTACCTGCCTCATATTAGTTGCACTTTGCCCACCAAAATTGAAAAGCTCAAACCCTCCGGAGAAAAACTTTTGTTGCATAGTGTCACCTTTTGAATTTGATTGAACCCCTGAACCTTTTCCAAGCAAGTGCCTTATATCACAACCATCTATACCATCATCCACGCCCTTCATTGTTTTTGTTGCTAACGTATCATTAGCGGATAATAGCATAATATTCGTAGGTCGTTCACTCATAACATAAGGAACTCCATTATGAACTATACAAAAAGTGCCCCCGGTTCGAACCCCCTTCATTAATGTAACGTGAGTAACGGGATCATACGGGCTTAAGTGCTCAACTATTTGACGCATATAAGGCGTATTTTTCCAATCGAATTGACCAAACATTCTTTCAGACACATGCCTTTGCACATATCTTTTTTGTTCAATATATTCTGATGGGCCTAATTCCTTTTCATCAAAATTTAATATTGAAGATGAATAAATTTGTTTTATTGAATTTACCATTTATTTAATAACGCGTAATCCTCCGCATGCTTAATTGCTTCGGGTTCTTGTTTTTTTATTCCCAATTTTAAAACTTCATTAAATCCATGTTTGAATTTTTTCTTAAATCTTAGTTTGGTTTCAATATCTGCATCAAGTTCATTACATATTTGTTCGATTATTGAATTACCAAAATTTACAGTTTCGCCAAATATGCCCCTTATATTTCGACCACTCCACTCAATTATGAAATCCAAAGGCAATACCTTTGCTTTCTTTTTTAATAGTTCAATTTTCTTTAGTTCAGTATCAGCTTCTATTCTTTTTGTTTCTCGGTGTTTTTTTATTCCATCGATGGTATTGAATTTAAGTGAGTCAATATCTATTGATTCAAAATCGGATAGGTCTTGTGTTTCTTTTTTTGGTTTTGGTCTTGGTGAATTTGGGTTTACTTCTCTTTTCTGTATTTCGCGTTTTGGACGAATCATATTTTTTGCTATCCAGGCCTTATTAATCGGATGGTCTGTATCTATTTTTTTATATTCTTCTATTAGTTGCTTCCTGCCTACATATATGCCCACGTATTGAGATGATTTCCCAATTAAATCAGCTACTTGTTTTCTTGTTTGAAGATTTGCCATTTTGTCATACCATTAAACCATTTAGCTCACAAAGGTAACAAAAATAAAACAATAATTTGTTGTAAAACAATTCTGTAATAGTTTATATATCATTGAAATCTGAATAAAACAATGATTCTGAAAAAATTCACAGTTTTTTTTTATCGCTAGGACAAGCACCCAT